CGCACAAACTTCAAGTTTGGCAACTGTAGCAACATCAGGAAATTACTCTGACTTATCAGGTACTCCTACAATGTATGCTAACAGTGATGTAGATAGTCATTTAAATAGAAGTAGTGCATCTACAAATGATGTTCTTTCTTGGAATGGTTCAGACTTTTCTTGGATAGCACAATCAAGTAGTGGCGCTACTGACAAGATTGAAGAAGGAAACTCTAGTGTAGAAGTAATAGATGGCGGTGCCGACGGCCACGTTATGTTCAACACTAACGGGTCAGACAGATGGCAAGTTTCTAACTCTGGACATATTTTACCAGAAGCAGATTCAACATACGACATTGGTAGTGCAACAAATAAAGTAAGACACTTATATCTAAGTAACAGTTCATTATATCTAGGAACTGATACACTTAGAACAAATAGTAGTAATTTATTATTCAATGGCGATGATGTACAAGACTATGCAAATCTGAAAAATAAACCAGATACTACTTCAGCAGGAACAGGCATTCAAATTAATTCAGGTGTAATTTCATTAAGTTCAACATTAAGCGGATTATCGAATGTAAGTAATACAGCACCAAGTACAGGACAAGTTCTAAAGTGGAGTGGTTCAGAATGGGCACCGGGAACTGATGTAGCATCAGGTACTGCCGCAATGAACGACTTGACAGATGTAAGTACAGCAGGCATCTCAAGTGGAGATGTATTATCTTGGAATGGTTCATCATTCGTTGCATCTACACCAACAAGTGGTGGTGCTTCAGCAATAAACGATTTATCAGATGTAGATACATCTACAAGTGCGCCTTCAAACGGTGATGTTCTAACTTGGGTACAAGCAGATAGCGAATGGGCTCCTCAAGCACCATCAGGTGGTGGGGGTGGTTCTGGTGCTACAATTGAGTACTTTAAACTAAACTATGCAACAAACGGAAACTTGGATTCAATTACTAATGCTACATCAGGAGTTAGTGCAACTATCGTATCAGCAACAGGTGGTGACGTAGAAGTATCATTCAGTTCAACAAATTATCCACCATCAGGTATCATTATTTACGGTTATGCATATTCTGCCAACGAGTATAATATTAAAAACGCACACGCTGATATGAACACAAGAAAGATGGCAGGCGGCGGCACTTCAGGAAGCCCAATTGCTTTTGGTAGTATGGGTTCAGTAGATTTAACACTAGACCTTAGAGAAGCATCAACTGGTGCAGGAAGAAGTTTCGGAACGACTACACATGCTTGGGTGATGTTTACAACAGTATAAAAGGTAAAAATTAGATGGCAATCAATAAGACAAGTGCGATAGATTTAAATGTTCCAGCAAAAGTTATACCTGTTGAAGTAACGGCAAGAGTTGCAGACGCACAATGGGCACACGATGACGGACTAGGTGATTTATGGTGGTCAGGTGGTTCTCAGCCAAAAGCATATCGTTGGGAACTTACGATGACAGTTACAACTGTTAATCACGGTTCACACTTAACAAGAACTCCTAAGAAATTCGATGGATTTGATATCGTAGTAGGCGATTATATTGCAGGTGCTACTGATGGTCGTGCATTACAGATTGTTAGTATTACATCAAAAACAGCAACAACTTGTGTGTGTAAAGTTGAAGATAGATTAAGATATAACACATTTAGAAGTTCTGCTGGTAATGGTATCTTTACAGTTCCGGGCAACGCAGTTATATTCCAAATTAACGAAAATGGTCATCCTATGATTGACCCATTGCCAGTTGGTATTGTATCAAGTGACTTTTATGCAAACGTAAACTCTCGTTTTCAGTATTTAAATCCACAAATGAATTATATGTTAGATCCACAAATGAATTATATGTTAGACCAAACTGCACACGGTTTCGAACAGGGTGATGTAGTTGCAATCGACCACAATACTAACGTATTTGAATTGGCTGATGCGAATAACATTGAAAGATTAGTAGGTACAGTAACACACGCTGGACCAGGACCAAACAAATTTCTAGTAAGACCAGCAAATGGTATTGTTGATTTCGTTCCTGGTTTGCCAGGAAATCCAGGTGATTTTGTTTATCCTAAAACAGATAATTCTGGCGACTTGACATTAACCGATACTGGCGTTGCTATATTTTTAAAATTAACAAACGCAGTTCCAAGTGTATCCAGAGGAACAGTTACAAACGGTACTTCTAGTGCGGCAGATAAATTAGAAATTAATGAAACAGATGTATTGTTTACAACAAACTCTGGTGGTACAGTTTCGATAAACAATGCAGTAACAGATATCAACGCATTAACGTCTTCGCATAATGTAACAGCCTCTTCAACTCCAGCACCAAATATAATCACAAGTGATTCAACAACTTATAGTTCTGCTTACGGTCTTGTTGGTGGTTTCGCACCGTTTAGTGCGACTATCAATGGCGCAACAGTTAACTTCACAACTACAACTGCAGGACAAGCCCAATATAGTATGGCTGTTGCTATTGCAGAAGATATGGCAGATGATATTAATGCCGCAAGTATTCCAAATATTACAGCAAGTCATTCATCTGGTAATCTAGTAATCACACATTCACTGGGTACTGCATTTGCAATTGTAAATGGAACATCAGATAGTAATGGTAATGACTTTGCTGGTAATAGTTCAATCGCATCATTAGGAACATCATATTCAGCGGCAACAGGTTCAACTCTTAAATTAACACGAGACGATGGTGGTGAAATTATTCTAACTGATAAAGTTGGCACTCCTACAACAGACTTTGGTATTATGTCAGGTCACTCTGGTTCATATGCTCTAGGTCTAAATGTTGAAAAGGGTATTCGTTCTGCCGGTGGTATTACAGTTGTAGCCAATATTGCGGCAAGAGATGCTCTTAACACCTCGGCTCTTACAGGTGACCAAGTTCACGTACTAGACTCAGGCGAAAGTGAATGGGCATTATATCTTCGTTCTGGTGGTGCTTGGGTATTACTTGCTAATGAAGATAGTGCGGCTACAGATGCTAACTCATTATCACACACATTTACTACGCCAGTTGGTGGTTTCGGTAACACATCTACAATTACATTAGGCAGAATTAGTAGCAACTCAAGGGTATTAAGCGTTCTCATAGAATGTACAACTGCCGTATCTGGCCATACAGGTGGCACACCATCATTAATAGTGGGTGTTCAATCAGATACAGATAGATTTATGTCTGATTACGAAAATGACATTGAAACAACAGGTTCATATGTAACTAATCCAGACTATCATTATGCCGGAGCAACTGAACTAGAAATTAAATGTTCATTCGCACATTACGGTGCAACTGCAGGCGATATCAAAGTCACAGTAACCTACGTCTAACTCTCTTTTATCAATTTATCTTAGTGCGAGTCGGAATATTCGCATTTTTAAAAGATAAATACATATAGAAAAGTAACCGAGTATTAGACATGAAATCAAAAACAGCACACTGGCTTCACATAGCACCAGAATATTTTAGCAGATGGAGACTCTTTCCTAGAGCATTTATCTCTATGTACATCTATCTTTTATATGATGTAGTTCAATGGTTTATGCTATTACCAGAGCCAAACTCTCAACAAGCAGGATTAGTATCAGTTCTAGTAGGTTCTGGTGCGGCATGGTTCGGTTTATACGTTAATTCAAGTTCAACTAAGTATGAAGAACTACAAGTTACAAGCACAACTATGAAAGCATCCGATAAACGAGAAAATCAAGTACAGTAAAATGAACAAAAGTAATTTCAAATACCATATCAGACTAAAAATGACTAAGGAGTTAGATAAATCTGACGTCCGTGGCATCATTGTCGTTCTTAAAAAAGCGATTGTAAACATATTTCAACCTTTAGAAGACGGAACAGCAGTAATTTATCATATGGGTGATGAAGCAATGTATGAACATATCTATGATTTTAGATTAAATCGAGGTGTGACTGAGCCAGAGGCAGAAGTTATTTTAGGTCTTATAACAGACTGGACAGATGAAGATTTTATCATGGAAATAACAACTACTGAAGATTATCTTTTACCAGAAAATGAAACAGAAGTTGATTTAACTGTTATGAAACACAACAGATGGATGTCAGAAAAAGTAGATAATGGCTGGAGATATGGTCTGGAATTCAACGAATCTGATAAAACTGACCCGAGACTTCGTCCTTATCAGCAATTAACAGATAAATTGAAAAATATTCAATAAAGCACTTGACTTATACAATAGAACAGTGTACTATATTATAGTAAGTAGGTAGAGAATTATGTCAGGAACAAAACGATTATACAATTTAGATGAAAAGAATTATTTTAAATTCTTTGGTGTCGAAGAAAAACAAGGAACTAGTGTCCGAAGTCTTTCTACGCATTATAAAAAGATTCTAAATATCTTAAAAGATGATAACTCGTTTATTGGCAGAGACCATAAAGAATTTGCACACAGAGCCTTCAACACATTAGTTGACCCAATTCTAAGAGCAAGATATATTTTAGAAACAAACGGACATGAATGGGATTTCAGAGACGGCACTACAGCAGAAGATTTGAGTTTTATATCTGATTTAAGAATTCAACTTACTAGAGCAAACGCACAATATGAACTTGAGAATTTCATTTTTGAATTAAAAGGTCATACTAACTTTATTATAGAACAAATTGAAGAGAGTATTGATACATATAAAAATTACAAAACTGCGATTGGATTAATCAATAGATTTTATGAGATATCTCATCTACATGAAGAGGCATCAAGTAAAAAACACGAAGTAGAACAAGGAATACATCACGGTGTATTTGACCAATAGAGAGGAATAAAATGATTTTTACAGAGAATGCGGCAGAACGTGTCAAAGAAATTATGTCAGAAGATGAACAAAATGCTCAAGCATTGAGAGTGTTTGTTCAAGGTGGCGGATGTCACGGTTTTAGTTACGGATTTGGTTTTGAAAATGATATCGCAGGTGATGATACTGTTATCGAAACAAATGAAGTTAAATTAGTTGTAGATAGCATGAGCATCATGTATCTTAGCGAAGCAACAATAGACTTTGTTCGCAGTCTGGAAGGCGAACGATTCACAATAGATAACCCATCTGCAAGTACCTCTTGTGGTTGTGGCTCAAGTTTTTCAGCATAAATGTAACAATTTGTTACAAATTGTACATTTTTATCAAAAAAACACAACTTTAGGGTTGACTCTTATATAAATAACATGTTATAATTAATAATAATTGAGGTTATCATGCGAAGGCGTGATGGCCTCGGTTTATATAACGAGAAAGATTCTGCTCACATATAAAAAGAGAATCGACTTAATGTATTTCAAACAACTATAGGAGAATTATGAATACTTTATTAAGAACAGCAATTGTGGGTACGGCTTTGTTAGCAACGCCATTCGCCGCATTTGCAGATACCGAAGCAGTTACGCAATCAGGCGTATCAGTTTCTGGTACATACGAAGGCACTATTACTGACTCAGGTACATATACACAAGAAGTTGAACTTGTTGTAGGTATGGCTTCTGAGGTTGGTGAAATTACAGCAAAAGTTGATGAAACTGGAACTGTTGGTGACTTGTACCTTGACACATCAATTTCTTCAATTGACCTTAGACTTGGTAAAGTAGATGGTGAAATGGGAATGAAAGCGTCAACTACAATTGCAAACGTTACTGTTTCAGCATATAGTCCTTCTGGTGCAAACAAATCTACAGAGATTGGTTTAAGCACTGACGTTGGACCATTAAGCATAGCAGGTGAAGATGTCTTAGATTCTGATAGACTTCTAAGTGCTGGTATGAATGTTGCAGGTGTTGACTTAGGTGGTTCATACCAAAAGACAGCAACTGGAACTAACCAAATCATGGATGCAGGTTTAGATATCATGGATATCACTGTTTCAGTAGCAAATGCATCAGTCGGTGATGCAAGTGTTACTAAAACTGGAGATAACAAACATGCATTGTTAGGTACAATGACAGGTGCTACAAACGGCACAGATGTTAGAGGACTTAAAGTTGCTTATGGTGACCTTTCTGCTAAAGTAGTTGAACTAAATGCTACTAATACATATACTGTTGCATTGAAGCGTGGTATTATGACCTATTCATACGATAAGGTTGAAAACGGTGCAGACGAAGTTTCAGTTGGAGTAAAACTTACTTTCTAATGTTTATTCATTTACAGTAATATTACTTTTAAAGCCCGTCTTAATGACGGGCTTTTTTGTTTGGCGTTAATTAGATAAATACTTGTTAGACAAATACGAAAACAATGGGAGAGTAAACCATGACTAAATCATTTCTACAATGGTGGCTATTTTTCGTCCTTCAATTAATAATTCTAGGCGCAGGATATACCTACGACTTACACACATACATACTAAACAATGACCAAACATATATAAGTTTTGTCTTACTTGGTATTTGGTTACTTACGAGTGCTAGAATTGGATATAAGATGGGTAGAAAAATAAATTCTAACAATGAAAAGTTTTGGTTCATTGCCGAAACTTGTATGGCAATTGGTATGATGGGAACAGTTTTAGGTTTCATCTTAATGCTAGGTGGTTCAAATCTCGAATCTATAGACCCAACTGACGTAGAAGGTATGAAAAACGTAATCGGCCAATTAGCAAAAGGTATGGCAACTGCATTATTAACAACTCTAACAGGATTAATTGTTTCAGTTTCTTTAAGAACGCAATTAATGATTGGAGAGGGTGAATAAATGTCTAATCGATACGGTTCTAACCTATCGTTCAATGATGTATTGTTTAACGCACTTTTAGGTTTTGTAGTTTTATTCGTATTAGCACTTCTACTAATCAACCCAATTACAAAGAAATCAGATATTCCAGCAAAAGCAGAGATTCTCATTACATTAGAATGGGATGATGAAGTAGGTGATGATATAGATATCTGGGTACAAGGTCCAACGGGCGTACCAATATCTTTTCAAAACAAAACAAATGGAGTTATGCACCTAGATAGAGATGATTTAGGCGCAACATCAGATTATATGTGGATTGATGGCGAAAGAATAATTATAAAGTTGAATCGTGAGGTTGTAAGTATGCGTGGCATAGCACCAGGCGATTATTACATCAACATACACGTATACAGTAAGAACACTAAAACTGGCCCAACTAAATATACATTAACACTACTAGATGTCAATCCTTATAGAGAAGTTTATGTTATGCAAGGCAAGTTGAATAAACGAGGTGAAATAGTTAGACTTCCAGGTTTTACACTAGATGAAGAAGGTGTAGTAACTGATGTCTGGATGAGTGACAAGATTGTAGTGGGTGCTAAAAATAGAACTCATATAAGTGATGCTTCTGGACTACACGAGAATAACAACTAAGGAGATTATGGATGTTTTGGACTGAATTCACTGTTGATACGTTAATTTTATTATATGTACTAGGATTATTTGCACTAATTTTGGTATGTTTATATGCATTAATTCAAAGTAAAGCAAACAAACTATACACGTTCATCATTATTCCATTAGCACTTATAATGGCAAGTATGACTTGGCAAGGTATTAAAGTTCTACAAGGTATGCCAGTTTATGGATTACCAGAAAAAGAAGTAGAAGTTATGTGGGTAAATGATAATAAGCCCTGGATATATGTAGTTCTGAAAAGAGATGGAGTTCCAGTTCTACACAAGATTGACTGGACTGAAGAGAATAAAAAGAAGATGAAAGAATTACAAAAAATGGTTGGTTCATCTCTGGCTCAAGGAAAGTTTGAAGAGACAGAATCAAATAATGGTGAATCAAATTCGTATGTGTTCACTCCTATGATGGACTTGTCTGAACCTGAAGAGAAACGAGGTGGCAGTGGTGGAGAAGGTGTAAATTATACACCCGCACAAAGTATCGACCCAAATCCTAGCAGACCTAGTTTAGAAACGGTAGTTAATGGTGAAGCCGTACAGCGACCAGTAGTTTATGGTCCGTTAACAGAAGAACAAGCAGGACCCTAATAGAGGAGAGAGAATATGGAAATGACAGTAGGAGCAGTTTTAATGGTAGGACACTTTGTTGTGTCAATTTTTAATGTACAACTTGGTAATCCAGTTATATATTCATTGCCATTTACAACGATGGCAATATGTCAGCAATATCAAAGTTATATGCCACAAGAACCAATTAAAATAGATTTAGAATGGAGTCACACAACTAGAAGCCAATGTTTTACAGCAGAAGAATTTAATAAGATGATGCAAAGACAAGCAGGGCAACAACCAGGCGGTAAACCACAAACAGAATAGGAATCCAATGATGAAAAAAATACTAAATTTTATAAAGCAATCATTCATAGGAAGAACTGTTCGTTATCTGGTAAATAATCCATTTTTAATTGTTATAATAATTTTACTTGTAGTTATAGGTAAAGATAAAGGTGTTCAATGGTACGATGATTATATGGTACTATACACAGAAGCAAACAACAAGATTGAAGAAGAAGAAAGTAAACAAGGTTTAACTTTTACAAAAATTGATGACCAACTATACACATTAATGGGTACTGTAGAAGAAGGTGATTGTGAAAAGATAGCACCTCAGATGCCAGATTCGTTTACTTTAATCTTAGAAAGTCCAGGTGGTAATTTAGCAGAAGGTTCGTGTCTTGCGGCACATATAAAACTTCGTAATGTTGTTACTGTTGTTAGAGCCGATGATGTATTAAATGAATTTGGTGAAACAATTTATTCTCCAGGAAATAATGCAGAACAAAATGAAATGCCAGACTATATGAAAGGCAAATCTATATGTGCATCAGCGTGTGGTTTATTATTCTTAGGTGGTGACAAACGCTACTTAATCGGTGATGTTTACTTTGGCATTCACGGTCCAGGTACTCCTCCAGGAAGCATGAACGGTGCAAGTCCTGGCGCTATTGAATCTTCTGCATATAGAAGTGCATCATCGTTAATGAAACTTCTTAAGTCATTAGGAGTCGAAGACGAAGATTTAAGACTATTGTTTATTCAAATTCCAAATGCTACAATGTATTGGCTACATCCTAGAGATTTTCAGGTTAGACCTGCATTGGCTACTATTGCAACGAACTATAAAGATTTCTTCGGAACTACAGGTAGTGACCTCGAAGGTGGCATGAGAAGAACCGACTAATTGATAAATACTACTACGACAAATTAAAGTCGTATATAAATTTAATCAATTAGAGGTGACATATGTTAAAATCATTTTTTCTCACAAAAGAATACGGAGCATATGCATGGCTAATGTTAGCGTTTCTTTTAAGTATGATTTGGTACAATGTAGAAATATTAGTTTTCTACAATCTTTGGAACAAAGAAATATACGATGTAATTCAATCACTACAAGAAGAAAGATTCTGGGAACTATTTCTCGGATGGGACGCTGGTAGATTTTTGAATTTCATTACATTAACCGAAGGAGTACAACCCTCCTTTGTCGAAATCATAGTCTTATACACTCCAATCGCAGTATATGCCACGTGGCAGACACAAAGATACTGTTTTCGATGGCGAGAAGCAAACACCAAACACTATATGACACGTTGGGAAGGCTCAACAGCAAAGATAGAAGGTGGCTCACAGCGTATACAAGAAGACTTAATGATTTTTGGTAAAACATTACAAGGTCTATTCACTGGATTCTTTAGTGCGATACTTATTCTTTTTGCATTCTTACCAATTCTATGGAACTTATCAGAAAGTTTACCAGTTTGGAATGGTCAAATCATTCCTGGTTTTCTAGTATGGGTAGCATTATCAGTATCAATTGGTGGTACTCTAATATCACTTTTACTTGGTTGGCCACTGCCTAGACTTGAATATAGAAATCAGGTAGTAGAAGCCAAGATGAGAAAACAACTAGTACACTCAGAAGATGATTTCTCAGCACGTTCAACCGAAGTATTATTTCCAATGTTCTATTCAGTTCGTAGAAACTATTATAGACTATTCAACTGGTATATGGGATTTGGTGTATGGCAAACAGCATTCGGATTATGTGTAGGTAACTTAGCACTAGTTGTTTTGGCACCAGCATATTTTGACCAGTTAATTACACTTGGTGTACTATTTCAAGTTCTAAACGCATTTGGTAGAGTTGAAAGTTCAATGGGTTATTTCATCGATAGATGGACAACAATCGTTGACTTCTTATCAGTCATTAGACGTTTGAGAGAATTTAATACTGCACTTGACGAAGCAGACAATGTTACTTTTGACGATGATGGAAATAAAATCTAATGTGTTCACAAGGAAAAGAAAGCAATGTTGATGGGTAACAAAGCAGTTATAATCTGGAGATGGTCAGCACTGGTTGTGTATTTGACCATCTGTCTGTATGACTTTGTTCTCGTTCCTGTTTATATGTCAATGCAAGTTCCATACCTAGAAGTGTTTGTCGATATCATTAACAGATTGCCTGACGACCCACTAGTTAGATTAGATATGATGAAAATTATGACTGGTACACACTCACCATACACATTGATGGGTGGTGGAATATTCCACTTGGCATTTGGTGCATTACTAACAGGTACTGCAATGGGCATCAATAAAGACGAAAAGAAGTAAAGTACTGATAAAACTTAACTACACACTATATATAGTGCGGATTTCTCTTAAATAATACTAGAGAGTAGTGTTTTTAGGAGAATAGGTATGAAATTCTTATACGTTGATGTTGACAATCACAGAAAGAACGTGGCGTTCTTAATTCAAATATAATGTTAGAATTACTAGAGGCGCAAAAAGCAATGGGGATGTATAAAAAAGCACATCGTCCTTGGTGGATGCGAATTTTTTGGTAACAAACAACAAACAAAGTTATTATATAATCCCAGCAAATTGCTGGGATTTTTATTGGTTGACTTTTAAAAGTATATACTTTAAAATGATAAATACAATTAGAATAAATTTAATATAGAGATAATTGTATGAACTTATCAGATTTACTAGAAGATAGCAATAAGGACTTGGTTATTATATATCCTGGTCGCTTTCACCCGTTCCACATTGGACACGGTAAAGTATACAAATACTTAAAGCAGAAGTATAGTAATGCGAAAGTATTCATTTCTACATCTGGTAAAGTTGATGGAGACAGGTCACCTTTTACTTTTGAAGAAAAGAGAAAGATGATGATACTTGCTGGAGTTTCTGCTAGTGATATAGTTCAAACAAAATCACCATATCAATCTATCGAAATCATGGAAAGATTTGACAAAGATAAGACAGTGGTGGTGTTTGCAGTATCAGAAAAAGATATGGCAGAAGACCCGAGATTTGATTTCTCTAATGGTCTTAAGTTAAAGAAGAATGGTGAACCTGCATACTTACAGAAGTGGAATGGATTAGAAAATTCTGAAACATTTGGAACACGAGGTTATATTGCAACAACTCCTACATTTAAATTTAAAGTATTAGGTCAAGAAATTAATAGTGCGTCACAAATTCGAAATATGATTGCGAAAAGTGATGACACTAAACTAACTCAAATGTTACAAGACTTATACAACATCACAGATGTACCACAAGACATAATAGACCTATTTAAAAGTAAAGTAGGCAATAAAGAAACTATGAATGAAAACTGGGACGAACACTCGTTTTCTGAATACTTAAAAGAAAACGTTATCGAGGACAATATTATGAAAGACAGCATACTACAAACACTAACAGAAGGCAAAAGCCCACACAAAAAGGGAACTAAAAAGTATAAAGCCCATATGGCAGCCATGCATGCCGAGTCCTTTGATGAAGAATTTGATGCGAAAGTCGAACAAGTCGTAGAATCAAAATTAAAAAATGTTGCGGCAGACATAAAAGATTATGTTGATGACCACAAAGAACACTTTGATGCATATCCTATGGATGTAGAAGTGAATGGCAAAGTATATGATTTTGATGATTACTGGAAAATTTTAGATTTAGTATATCCAGATTCTTATGACAACAAGAAAGCAATCGCTGGTATGTTCGGCGAAGGTGAATACCACAACGAACAACACGAGAAACTAGAATACATTCATCACGTAATCCAAGAAACAGATGAAGATGGTCATAACGATGAGTTGATGATACAACAAGCACTAGAATACATTGAAGATATCAAAGTTAGAGACGATGAAGATAAAAAGAAATTATCTTATGTTTCAATGGCATTAAGTTCATCGGTAGACGAAGACAGATACTTTGACCAACAGATGGCAGACCAAGCACTAGCATACGTTGAAGATATTAGAGAGCAACATTTCAATGCTGATGGTTCTACGAAATCAGAAAGTGTGAATGAATCATCTGACCACGATATAAAATTACTTAAAGCAGTTGCAAGACAAATGGCATCTGACGCACAGAAAGGTGACTATACTGCTATTGACGAATTATTACAAGATGTTTCAGAAGAAGAGATGAAATCATTTCTTTCTGACCACAGAAGTCCAGATGAAGTAGAATATTTCCAAAGAGTCAACGAAGTAGGTCGAAAGAAATTTCAGAAAATGCCTACAGAAAAACAAGCAGAAGAAAAACGATTAGCAAGGTTAAAGAACCAATTAGAAAGAATGAAAAAATCTGATGATACTTTGGGTGCAGAGTTTACTCAAAAATTAATTGACCAATCAAAAAAGAACTTAGCAAATATGAGTGAGTCAGAAGTAACTGAAGCAGGCGGATATTATACACAGCCAGTATATGATATGATTGAAAAGCATGGTTATGAAAAAGTAATGCATGAATTACTAACAAAATTACACGCTGATGTAATTCAGGACTTTATAAGCCGTGTAGATTTAGATGAATCAGTAAACGAAGCGGGTGGATATTATACACAACCAGTATATGATATGATTGAAAAGCATGGTTATGAAAAAGTAATGCACGAACTATTAACAAGTTTACATGCTGATGTAATTCAGGACTTTATAAGCCGTGTAGATTTAGATGAATCAGTAAACGAAGCACCTGACCACGAAGTAAGTATGGCTAGAAAAGATGTACAGAGACTAGCAAAGTATTCTTCAGAATTAGAACAAATGCTTAGTAATGTTTCTGAAGAAGAAGGATTACAAGGCTGGGTACAAGCAAAGATTACTAAAGCGGCTGATTATATTTCAAGTGTAAAACACTATATGGAAGGTGATACTTCACAAGAAGTTAATGAAGCAGATATAGTAGGTAAAGATTATGCTAATGTATATTACGATTATAGTGAAGGTTTTTATATGATTGATGTATATAAAGATGGCAAAAAGGTAGAAGAATATGATGATTATATCGGTGCAATGGAAGAAGGCAATCCAATTAAAGATAAGTTCTTAGAACTTGTTAAGAAAGCCGGTTTAGAACCAGAAGGACTTAATCTTATATCAACGGGCGGTGATGAACCCGATGAATACGGTGTATTTAAGAATGGCAAATTCAACTGGGACAAAAACGTTAATGAACAGGTACGACATAGTCCAGAACAAGGCTTTGGTGGACAAGAGAGAAACTTTATACACGACTTGAGTATGATGTATGATGGTGTTAAAAGAGACCCAGCAGGATTAAGATATCTTGGAACATCTGAAATGTGGGATGAAGGCAATATTCTAAAAGATAAAGGTAAATTAACTACTCTAATGCTTTGGGTTAAGAAAAACAAAGACGTTGTTGAAAAACGTTTTTCACGTATGTTTGGTACATATAGCAACAAAGATGAAAATGGAAAAGTAACAGCATCAGATGGTAATCAAATTCTTCTTAATATCATTAAGAAAATTGGTACAGTAAATGAAAACTGGAAAGATGTTACACCAGCAGGTTACGGACCAGATGATTATGATGAGAAAGATGTTGCACCTGAAGACCACGGCGGTGACTTGAAAAAGATGCAAGATACATATAAGTATAATGAAGACAGAAACAATCATTCAGAAAACATTCTTATGTTAGCACAAGCATTTGGTGATAGAGGCGAAATTAAAGCAGTTGAAGGTCTTTTAAAGATAATCAAACGACAAGGTTACACAACACCTGAGCAATCAGAGATGATGTACAAAGCCATACACAAGAAATACTATAAGCAATTATTTCCAGAAACAGAGACAGAAGGAAATAAATTCTCAGGTGAGTTAGAAAAAGCAAAGATTGATGGTAAGAAATCATTTGATGTAGATGGCAAAACTTATAAAGTTAAAGAAGCACTAAGTAAACTAATAGACAAGCAAAAGATTTAATACAATGAACTTATTTGAATTGACACAATCTAAATCTACACAATCAGAAGTTATATCTGAGGGGGGTTCTATGCCAGGAGTTGGAGCAATTCATATTGATGAAATCAATCCAACACTTATTCCATTAGAGAAAGAACTTGGTATAGATTTAAGAAACAATGCATTAGGTAGTGTTGGTAAAAGAGAATTCAGTGGTGATATTGATGTTGCGTTAAAGATTGATACTGATAAAATACCAGAATTTGTAGAAAGACTTAAGAAAAGTAGCCAAATAATGGATATTGCAAAGTCAAGTGTGATTATGACTAAGGTTAAAATCATGGACTTTGATGAGACTAAAGAAGATGGTAGACCAAGAACTGGATATGTTCAAGTAGATTTCATGCCAGGTGACCCAGATTGGTTAAAGACTTATTATCATTCACCAAATGAAAAAGATAGTCAGTACAAAGGTGTTTATCGTAATCTAATGATTGCCTCTATTGCTGGCAATTTAGATATAGAAAATAGTGAAGAAACAATCGAAGACGGTAGACCATTACAATCAAAAAGATTTATGTTTAGTCCAAGAGATGGACTAGTAAGAGTTTTACGTAGACCAGTTCCAGCAAAAAGTGGTAATGGATATACAAAAAAGAACAACAATAAAATTATTGGCGGTCCATGGAAGACAGCAGATTCAATTGCAAAGAATTTAAAACTAGATAATGGTGAAGACCTATATAGTTACGAGACACTAGTTAAAGTGATTAAGAAGAACCTATCTCCTGAAGAACAGAAAGCAATCTTCACAGCATTTACTAATAACAATACGATAAAAGATATGGGAATCCCATCAGATATCCAAGAATATTCAAAGGGTGAACTATAATGAGACTAGACGAATTAGATAAGAAAATCACACAATCTGACTTAGAAGCGTTAGAAACATTTGCTGATAGAATATTTGGCAAAGTTGGTATTGATGTAGAATTTACACGTCACTTCCTCGACAGAGTAAATGATGAACGTAATGGCAAACAAATCACAGCAAGTGAACTTACACGTTTATTCAAACAAGAATACAAACGTTGGGGTCAGCCAATCGCACAGATGGGTCCAGACCAAGAAGCAGTAATGAAAGATTTAGTAACTGATATTAATATGCCATTTGCGTTACGTTGGGATAGAGATAACAATGAATTAGATTTGATTGTTAAAACTGTTATGCGTAAGAAAGACTTTAAAACATCTAACAAAGAATTCCCAGTAGAATCAATAGAAGAAGATAGAGAAGATAGAACTGATGTTGCTGACAGACTTGCCGACTTAGCAAATTCTCAAATTACAGATTATTTTACTTCTGAAGATGAATTACATGATTTTATGTATAGTGAATTAACTTCTGATGAAGATTACCACGATGGCGGAAAGACTATAGATTGGGCTATGGGTCGAGTTAATGATGATGTAAAAGCATGGATTGAAGAGTCTGGATATAGAATGAACGGTCCAAGTGGATTACGTTCTACTCCAACTCAAAGGTCAACACATAAAACTATATCTCTTCCATTACGAGGTGAAAAACCTCTTAGACCAGCACACTCAAATAATATGTTTAGAAAAACATTGAATAACAATACAGTTAATGAAGAATCTCAGATTTGGAAATGGAACAAAGAAGACCCCAATAATCCTGAAGTGTATATTCAAGGATATGGCAGACTTATGCTTAATCAAATAGAAGACAGTATAGTTGGCAAACTTAAAGAACTTACTAAAATGGCAGAACGAGGTGACTTTGAACAAATACAGAGACTATTAGATAGAGATGTTTTACAATTAATGATGAAATCAGTCGTTGATACAAAAGCAGAATTACAATCAACTCGTAAAAGAGGTGGACCAAAATCTCGTGGTATTAATAAAGAATCTATACTTGGTGTTACACTAGAAGACGAACTAAAAGAAAAGTTTGAAGCAGTAAAAAAGAGTGTAACTGAAACGGGAGGCGTAGGCAAAATCGTACCAGGCATCAACACTACTGTTGATGTTGGACCTAACGAGATTAAGAAACAAGCGGCTAAGTTTGGCAATAAAGTCAGTAAAGACGGATTGCCTAAGAAAACTTTTAGAAGAAAGTAGATAAATACTATTATGAAAATATACGAGATTTTAGGTGAAATGACAAGTGCAGGTGGAATCGCAACAGTGGCAGGACCATTAGGTGGCGGTGACCCAAAGGCAAGCATATATGCATCTAAAAAGTCTAAGAAAAAAAAGAAAACTAAGATGGGATATAGTGCCGAAGTAGGCAACTTATCATACAAACACCCCGTCAAATCACCAATGATTAGAAGGTAGAAGACTTATGAAACTGACACAACTTATAGAACAAAAAGAACGTCCTTACGTGGTCTTTCACACTAAAAAAGGCAAATACGAAACTCATGCAGTATCATCTTATGATGCGGCAAAGAATGCGGCCAAACATTGGGGATTAAAATCAACTGCTGGTGTTACACCAAAGTTAGCAGATGTAGAACACGTTGCAGAGGCAAAAGAAAAATATGCCAACAGACAAAATATGGAATATTCTGTAAGAATGGATGAGAATGATGTCAATGATAATTATTTGTCATATGATGAAGCAGTCAGATTATACGATAAGTACAAAGCACAAGGCTATGATGATATTCAGTTAGATGCTCGTATTAAAGAATCTGTAAACGAATCAGATTTAAAAGAATTTAAAAAGATGGTAGTTACTATTGCTGACCCTATGAAAAGAGCAGAAGCAATGGACGATATAAAAAGATTTGGCAAAGGCACAGGTTTTAGAATTGATAAAATGAGTGATGGAAAAAGTTTTAGAATAGATGGTAAAGGTGCAGACCTTAATAAATTTGCTACAGATATGAAAAACTTTTATGGTGCTGAAATAAAAGCAGAATCACTAGAAGAAGCAGAAAAGCGTTGGAAACAAACTAGTATGTCTCCAGAAGAAGCAATTGAAAAATACGGTAAAGAAAACGTAAAAGTTAAAAAAGGTGCATTGCGTAATGGCGATGACATGGTAGAAGTATTTGTTGAATCATATTCACCAGGTGATGAATATACAGATTCAGAAGGTATGGTAAGTAATTGCTGTGGCGCTCCTATGATGGACTACAATGATGGTTTTGGTAGATGTGGCGATTGTAAAGAAATGGCAGCCGGTGAAACTGAAGAAGAATTTTATGAAAGTTATAGTAACGATGGAAAAACAGTTACTATATCAGATTACCAACCTGAAGGCGATGTTAACGCACATAAGAGATTTAACTTGAGAAAACAAATACATAGAGGCGAAGATGGTAAACTAATCAAATCACCTTATGGTGGTTATAAAGTTTCATTTCATGGAAGTGCAGAAGATGTAAAGGCATATGCTGAAAAGAACTTAGGTGAAGCAAAAAAGAAACAAAAACCTTTCTATGACAAGCCACTTAAAGAAGAAGAATCAATTAAGTCAATAAAAGGAAGTTTTGATTGGGCAAACTCAATGTCAGATGGAACACTTAAAGCCCTTAAATATGCGATGAATAATGATTGGGATGTCCTGGACGGTATTAAAGACCTAGCAGACTTTAAAAAAACTATTGATATTTTCTTTACCAACGAAGGAACACCAGTACCAGAAGATATCGCTAAAATATTTAATAAATTATTAGCAAGGGATGAGAAGAATATTGCTAAATTTAATGAGTTCATACGCCGTGCTTTTGTAGATGCGGGAGAAGAACTTGAAGAACTGGATACGATGTTTGAAAATTCAGAAGAAGCAATCGCGGCTAGAGATGAATTCTTAAAAGTTATGGATATGAAACCAAAGAGTAGCCATAAAGCAATTGATACAATTAAACAGATTGTAGCAGACAAACAAAATATGCAAGTCAAATTTGACGATGGCAAGATGAAAGTTGATTTATACACAGCATCAGCAGTTGCGGCAGTATACAATGCTGTAAACGATGATAACAAAGAAAAAATCGATAATATGCTAAGAACTAAAGAAGGCATGCTTAGAATGTCAAACTTTGCATTCAGCAAACTTAAAGAGGGTATTGCAGAAGGCAAACGTATTGATGAGATTTTACCATTAGCGGGTATAGGTGCAGTTGCAGGTGGAGTTGCCAGAGCGTTAGTTGGCAAAGCCGCAAAAGCAGGTGCTAAATCTCTCGGAAAGGCAATGGCTGGACAAGCCGCCATCGGTACCGCAAAAGCGGCAGGTGCGGCTATTAATAAGGGAGCAGATGAAATGGGTGTTACGGCTTCAGCAAAAGTTAAAGGCAAAAAGTTAAACGCAGTTAAAGAAGTTGCAGTTGCTCCAGTAGTCGCTCGTGTAGGTAGTGCTGTTAAAAACGCAGTAGGCGGAACAACAAAAGGCATGATAAAAGATAAAAAAGGCAAAGAATGGTCAGTAAACAGTCCTCAAGGTAAAACTATTGCAACAGCCCAAGCGGCTAGAGATGCAAAAGCAGGCAATTCATCAACAATGAACAAAGCAAAACAGGCAGTAATTGGTAAAAAAGTTGCAGGTGGTGTTAAAAAAGCATGGGGCAAAGCGGCCGGTGGGTTGGCAAATGTTGCTCAGAAATCTGGATTCGGTAATCCTATCACAGCATCTAAGAAACATGCAGATAACATGGTAGAAAAAGCCATGAAAGATGCTTTATCAAAAGACAAATAATCATAAAAACCTATTGACTTTGTAAGTCACTTATGTTAATATATAAAGAGTGTGTAAAAGCACTCTTTTTTATTGTCCAACTTATAGGAGATTTATATGTCAATTGACGCAATTAATGAAGAAGAAAAAGCAAAACTCATTCAACTGGTGAATGAAGGTTGCCTGGTTCTACAAGAATGTGAAGACCTCAAAGGTGGATTACGTGATACTGTAAGAGCAATTGCTGAAGAAATCGATGTTAAACCAGCGGTTTTAAACAAAGCAATCTCTGTGGCACACAAGGCAAAACTTGCTGAAACTCGCCAAGACTTTGAAGATATGGAAACTATCTTAGAAACAGTGGGTCGCACTCTTTGAGTTATGTAGATGCATTCTACAACAAAGACAAAGATATTGTTCAAGTTGTAGAACGAATTAAAGGTAAACGAGTTTACAATGATTATCCAGCGTGGCGTACTTTCTATGTGAAAGACCCACGCGGTGAACATGTAAGTATTCATGGCGACAAAGTTCGACAAATCAAATGTAAACGTCTCAAAGACCTCCATAAAGAACGAAAGATAAACGTAGGCAAAACATTTTACGAAAGTGATATGAAGCCTGAAGTGAAGTGTTTGAGTGAGAACTATAATGGTATAGAATCACCAACACTCAATACTGCTTTCTTCGATATTGAGACTGACTTCGATGCAAGTCGTGGCTTCGCAGACCCTAGTGACCCATTCATGCCAATCACGGCTATCACAGTTCATTTACAATGGCTTGACTTACTTGTCACACTCGTAATCCCACCAAAGAGTATGCGTGAGGGTGAAGGTTTAGAAGAAGCACAACGCATTTGTTCGCAATTCGAAAACACAGAACTATACCTAAGTGAAGCAGACATGCTCAATGACTTCTTAGATGTGATTGAAGATGCCGATGTGTTAACTGGTTGGAACTCTGAAGGTTATGATATTCCTTATACTGTTAATAGAATAACTGAGGTATTAAGTAAGTCGCATACACGCAAGTTGTGTTTATGGGATTTAATCCCTCAGAAACGTAAGATAGTAAAGTATGGTAAAGAACAAGAAACATTTGACTTGTTTGGCAGAATTCACTTAGACTACTTAGAACTATATCGTAAGTATACTTACCACGAAATGCATTCATACGCACTTGATACAATTGGTGAACACGAAGTAGGTGAACAAAAAGTTGCATATGATGGTACATTAGACCAGTTGTACAACAACGACTTCTACAAGTTCGTGGCATACAACAGACAAGACGTTGCACTACTTGACAAGATTGATAAGAAACTAAGATTTATCGAACTAGCAAATGAAATTGCACACGATAATACAGTGAACATAAAAACAACAATGGGTGCGGTTGCTGTTACAGAACAAGCAATCATTAACGAAGCACATAGACGAGGTATGGTTGTTCCTGACAGAAAGAGACGTGAGTGGTCAGATGATGATGTAGACTATTCAGATGAAGAACTACATGATTTAGAAATGCAGAAAGCCGCCGGTGCTTTTGTGGCAGTTCCCAAGAAAGGTTTACAGAAGTGGGTAGCAGGTATCGATATCAACTCACTTTATCCATCAGTTATTCGTGCGATGAATATGTCGCCAGAAACTATTGCTGGACAACTTCGACCAGACTTAACTGATAAACTTATTAGTGACAGAATTAAAGAAGGTAGAAAAACTGGTGCTAAGACGTATGGTTCATCTCAAGCATGGGATGAAACGTTTAGTTCAGAAGAATTTCGTGTATTAAATGAGAAAGACAAAGCAAGTAGAGTTACTTTAGTTTTAGAAGATAGTCCATACGAAGACATGAAAACAGCACAAACAGTATCTGGTGCAGAAGCATATGACTTGATATTCAATAGTGGATTGAACTGGACTGTGACTGCTAATGGCACTATATTCAAACAAGACATTCAAGGTATTGTTCCTAGTTTACTAGAAAGATGGTATGCTGAACGACAAGTAATGCAACAAAGCAAAAAGAAGGCTATTGCAGATGGCGATAAAGAACAAATCGCTTACTGGGATAAACGACAGTTAGTTAAAAAGATTAACTTGAACTCACTCTATGGTGCGTTATTGAACCAAGGTTGTCGTTTTTACGATAAGCGTATCGGCCAAAGTACAACACTTACAGGTCGTTGTATTACTCGACATATGGGTGCTAAGACAAATGAAGTTATCGAAGGACATTATGACTATAAAGGTCCAGCAGTTATCTATGGTGATACAGACTCCATTTACTATTCAATGTACCCTGTTTATAAGCAAGAGATTGATGATGGTTCTATTGAGTGGAATAAAGATAAAGTATTACAGTTGTATGATGAAGTTGCAAACCAAGTGAACGAAAGTTTTCCAGACTTTATGAAAACATTCTTTAATGTTCCTAGAAAAGAAGGTGAGATTATTGTTGCTGGTCGTGAGAACTGTGCTACACAGGGTATCTTTATTAAAAAGAAACGTTATGCTATGCTTATCTATGACGATGATGGTGAACGCAGAGATGTTGATGGCAAACCAGGAAAGATTAAAGCGATGGGTCTTGACCTTAAACGTTCTGATACACCTGGATATATGCAAAACTTTCTCAGTGAAGTATTATTGAAAGTGTTGACTGATGGTAGCAGAGAAGATGTTATCGATATGGTCAAAGAGTTTAAGAAAGAGTTTAGAGCAAAGCCAGGTTGGGAAAAAGGTTCTCAATCTCGTGTGAACAACTTGACTTCGTATAAGAATCGTGTGAATGCCGCTAAGAAGGCAATAGCAAGAGACTTGAACAACGGTGGTGATAAAAGTAAGAAAGACAAAGTACATCTTCCCGGACACGTATCAGCCGCACTAAACTGGAATATGTTGCGTGAACTCAACCAAGACAAGTATGCAGTAGAGATTGTAGATGGTATGAAGTGTATCATCTGTAAACTAAAACCAAATACATTTAAGTTAAAGAGTGTAGCATATCCAATTGATGCTACAAAGATACCTCAATGGTTCCAAGATTTGCCATTTGACCACGAGTTAATGGAACAAACTATTGTTGATAAGAAGTTAGATAACTTAATTGGTGTTTTGAATTGGGATATGAGTGATGCAAATGCATCCGAAACCTTTGATAATTTGTTTGATTTATAATGAGCAATACTTACACAGACTTAATTCAGAGACGAGCAAGAAACAAGGAATCAGATGAATGTTATACTCCATCTGACCAAGTTCAACCTCTACTAGAATATATTGATAAAGACAAAACTTACTATGAAGCAACTAGTGGAACATCTAATCTAATCGTAGATGGGTTTAATAACAATGGATATAAGATAGTGCCAAGCAAAGGTAAAGACTTTTTCGATTGTGAACCAGATGATGTATACGATGGGATTATAACTAATCCACCATATAGTATCAAAGATAAGTTTATTGAACATTGTTATGCTCTTGGTAAACCATTTGCATTACTACTGCCAGTAACAAGTTTTCAAGGTGGAAAACGAGGCAGAATGTTTATAGAACACGGTATGTCTACACTTGTGTATAACAATCGTGTTGATTTTACAGGAAAAGGTAATCCAACATTCGGTAATGCTTGGTTTATTCACGGGTTTTTGCCTCCTAATACGATATATTGGGTAGATAATCCTAAACAAAGTAAGAAAAGAATTGGTCAAATATAGGTTGACAACCGATATGAAAATATGTTATAATTAATGAAATTAATCAGGAGAAACAAAAATGCGTGACATTTTAAAAGATATTGTAAAACACACTCACTCACTTGGAATTATTCAAGCGGCAAAAGTGACAACAGATAATGAGGGAACTACAATCGATGCGATGGACGATGACCGTACTGTTGTATTGCGTGGTAAATTACACACGCCAGTTCCTGAATTCGAAGGTAAGTTTGGTCTAGGTAGACTAGGTGTTCTAAACGGACTTCTTAGTTATTCTGGTGAAGACAAAGAAGGTAACTCTGTTGTAGCAGACGTTAAAGTAGGGACAGAAACACGAAACGGTGAAGATGTTACTACTGAACTGAACTTCTCAATGCCTGGTGGCTTTGATAGTTCGTATCGTGTAATCGTATCAGAACTAGTAGACGCACAAATCAAAACTGCAAGTTTTCGTGGTGCCGCTTGGAATGTAGAGATTATGCCAACACAAAAAGCAATCAAAGACCTACAATACTTTGCAGGTATTCTTGGTGCATTTGACCCATTACTTACTGCAAGAACAGTTGATGGTAACTTGGTATTTTATATTGGTGATAGTTCAACCGATAAAGTAGAACTCCCTTTTGCAAATAATGTAGAAGGTGAACTAAAGACTGGTTGGAGTTTTCCACTTTCAACAGTTTTAACTATTCTTAAACTAAGTGACACTAGCACAATGAATATGAAGATTTCAGACCAAGGTGCAATGATGATTGCAGTTGATAGTGGACTAGGTTTATATGAATATATTTTACCCGCAAAAGCAGGCAACTAATATATAAATACTTTTAGAGAGGTCAAATATAGGAGAAGCAAATGACTACACCCGTAAGACCACAAGTAGACGAAAAGAAACGTACTCGTCTCATCTATTTAAAAAAGAAACACAGAGATTTAGATAATGGCATCGTTACCGCATTTAAAATGCACACCGACGACCAAACTATTAGTAAACTAAAACTTAAAAAGTTGCACTTGAAAGAAGAGATTGTTAAACTAGAAAAAGAACTGCAAGACTAGTGACAATCATAAAACCAACTCCAAAGACTATTCAAAATCTGATTAGAGTTATACCAGACCATCCTAGGCCCGGCGTTCTCTATCAGGATATGGCAAGTATATTTAATGCACCACAAGGACTTCAACACGTAATGACTTTGTTTAGTGATTATATCAAAGATAACGAGATTCAGTTTAACAAAATCATTGGACTAGATGCTCGTGGATTTCCTATGGCTGGTGCATTAAGTTCAGCAACTGGTATACCATTTTCTATGGCTAGAAAGAAAGGCAAACTGCCAGGAGAAACTATCTTTACTGAGTATGAATTAGAATACGGAACTGATGAATTGCATTTACAGAAAGGTGCAATACAAAAAGGTGACAAAGTTCTTGTTATAGATGATGTTATCGCAACTGGCGGTACATTAGGTGCTGTAATTACATTGACTGATAGATTTGGTGCAGACATTAGCAGTATACTAAGTATAATGGAATTAGAGTTTTTAGGTGGTGGTGCTAAGTTGAGAAACGAAGGCTACGATGTATATTCTATACTCCAAGAACAATAAACAAATCAAAGGATTTAAATGAACAACTATATTTTTACAAGCGAAAGTGTAAGTGATGGTCACCCAGATAAAGTTTCTGACCAAATTAGTGATGCATTAGTTGATGCAGGACTAAAGAATGGCGATGAAACTACAAGGGTAGCAATCGAAACACTTGTGACCACTAACCACGTAACGGTAGCGGGTGAAGTAAAGAACTTTAATGTAGATAATGTAAAAGATATCATACGAGATAAAGTTAAAGAAATTGGCTATGAACAAGAAGGATTTCACTGGGATAATTTAAATATCTACAATGAGATACACTCACAATCAGGTGATATTGGATTAGGCACAGATGATTTTGGTGCAGGTGACCAAGGCATTATGTTTGGTTATGCAACTAATGAAAACGATGCAATGCTACCAGCACCGATATATTATTCACACGAAATTCTAAAGAAACTAAAAGAACTTCGATTAGATGGATATGAATTTTTACTACCAGATGCAAAATCACAAGTAAGTATTCAGTATACAGGTGGAAAGCCTGTACGTGCTGACCAAGTAGTAGTATCACATCAGCACAAACAAGGATTTGTACATAGTTGTGTAGCACCTGTTAGAGAAGCAGTAAATAGTGTAATGGGAGATTTAATAGACGATGAAACTACTTGGCATATCAATCCTACAGGCAATTTTGTCATTGGTGGTCCTGATGGCGACACAGGACTTACCGGGCGTAAGATTATCGTTGATACTTATGGTGGCTATGCTCCCCATGGTGGTGGTGCTTTTAGTGGAAAAGACCCCACAAAAGTCGACCGAAGTGGCGCCTACATGGCACGATGGTTAGCAAAGAATGTTGTAGCAGATAATATGGCTGATTGGTGTCAAATTCAATTGTCATATGCTATCGGTGTAAAAGAACCAACGAGTATCTATGTAGATAGTAATGGACACAATAGAACTATCCAAAAGTATATCGAAGAAAACATTGACCTAACACCAAAAGGAATCATTGATAGATTTGGTTTATTTGATTTTTATAAGTATAGTGAAAACTGTACATATGGACACTTTGGTAATAAAGATGTTCCATGGGAGAAAATAGGATGGTAACAATTGAAAAGGAGAACTTATGAGTAAAACACTTAATCCGGCTACTTGGTTTGGCACACCAGAAGAAAAAGAAAGAGCGATTGCTAGACGAATTGTTGACGAAAAAGAACAAGCAATTGCACTTGAAAAAATCAATTTTAAGTATGGACACACAGACCAACATACCTATGATAAGAACATGGCTACACATAAGGGTGAAGAATATGTTCGAGTTGTTGGTATGGAATTAGATGAAAACAAACCAGGACAAGGTTTCTTTGAGTTAGATTTTAATGAAAACTTTGTAGAATACTTAGCGAAGGCTGGATATGATGGGCTAGAGCCAGACCAAATCGTAGATAATTGGTTCAGTGACTTGTGTAAGAACATTGTACTGAATGATTTAGAAGACGAAGAAGGTATTAGAAGAAGTTTTCAAACAGATAGCAAAGAGGGTCTAATCATCAGCAAAGTCAAAACTGATAAAGATACCTCAGAGTATTCTTAAAACTTGACCCAACAACATTTTCATGTTATAATAGTATTAACTTAAATACAGTAGTGAGGAATACATGAGTACATACATCTTAGTTGATTCATTTAATATGTATCATAGAGCAAAACACGTAGCGATGCGTGGTGCTAATATTGATATGAAAATCGGTATGGCATATCATATTATGCTTAGTAGTGTGAAACTATGTTATAACAAATTCAATGCAGACCATGCCGTGTTCTGCCTAGAAGGTCGCAGTTGGCGTAAAGACTTCTATGAGCCATATAAGAAGAATAGAAAAGTTGCTCAAATGGCTAAGAGTGTTAGAGAACAAGAAGAAGACCAAATCATGTTCGATGCCTATGCAGACATGGTAGAGTTTTTAGATACAAAAACTAATGTAACTATGTTACAAAATCCAGAAGCAGAAGCAGACGATATGATTGCTTTGTTTATTGAAGCACATCCAAATGATAATCATATTATCGTATCAAGCGATAGTGATTACTTTCAACTTATTACTGACAATGTAACTATGTATGATGGTGTACAAAATCGTATCATTACTAAAGATGGTTTCTTTAAAGATGATAAGAATATGACCCCTATCAAAGAGAAGAAGACTGGTGAAATCAAAGAGAAAGTAGACCCAGAGTGGGCATTGTTTGAGAAATGTATTCGTGGTGATACATCAGATAATATCTTTAGTGCATATCCTGGTTGTCGTAAGAAAGGTACCAAGAATAAAATTGGTATGATGGAAGCATTTGCAGATAAAGATGCCGGTGGTTTCAATTGGAATAACTTTATGTTACAACGTTGGACTGACCACAATGGTGAAGAACATACTGTGCGTGATGATTATGAACGCAATGTTAAACTAGTAGACTTAACTGCCCAACCACACGAACTTAAAGTAAAGTTTATTGAAACTATTGCAGAGAATAGTATTCCTAAGACTAATGCTGGTGTCGGTATGAACTTCTTAAAGTTCTGTGGCATACACGATTTACAAAATCTTGCTAAGTCACCTGACGAACTTGCTAAAATACTTAACAATCCGTATCCTACATAATGCATTATATATTTGACGTAGACGGTACTCTCACTCCAAGTAGAGATAGAATAGACGAAGACTTTAGGCTTTGGTTCCTAGATTTTGTTAAATGGAACAATGTTTATTTGGTTACAGGAAGTGATAGAAGTAAAACAGAAGAACAAGTAGGGAAAGAAGTATTTGAAAAGGTAGAATGTGTATACAATTCATCTGGCAACACAAAGTACAAAAATGGTATATGTGTGATGAATTCAAAGAACTTAGAACTACCACGTGATGTACACGCATTCTTACTAAAGAAATCAATTAGTAGTGATTTTGATATTGCTACAGGATTTCATTTTGATGCAAGACCTGGATTATTAAACTTTAGTATTGTTGGCAGAAATGCCAATAAAGCACAACGAAAGAAGTATGTTAAGTTTGATAATTTAACTAATGAAAGACAACTTATTTCTGATGAATTTAATAAGAAGTTTACTAAGAAGTTTGGATTAGTATCACAAGTTGCAGGCGAAACAGGATTAGACATCATTGAAGTAGGCAAAGATAAAGCACAGATATTAAAAGATTTTACATTCCAAGATAGTTTGATATTCTTTGGTGATAATATACAACCAGGTGGCAATGACTATGGTATCGCACAAGTAATCGAATATGGTCCGTACGAATATACCGAATGTCACAATGTAAAGAATTGGAAAGAAACTTGGAAGATACTAAAAAGATTTAAATGATATATACGAAAGAAATAGTCAAAGATAAGTTTTGGATTTTAGAAAACTCAGGTATTAAAATAGGAACAATACGTTTCTGTTCATCTGATGATTTTGTAGTTAATGTAAAAGATACAGATATATCTTCTGGAATCAATAACGAACACGTTACACGTTCAGAACTCACACAATGTTTTGGTGAGAAGATACTAGAAGCAAAAGAAAGTCCTGAAGTTGTTGAAGAAAACAAAGTTGGACCTCGAGGTGGATGGAATACTTCTATGACTGAAATCGATGGTTATGCTTCCAAACACATAGTACATAATGTAGAAACAATAGACTTAAAAGGAAAACAAATTCCAACATATACTAAAACTGAAACAAGTAAAGTAAGATATGTTGCTGGATATTATGGAGTAAGATTTCCAAGTGACTGGCGATGGTTTTATGGTGGTAAACTAGATACATTAAAAGATTGTGATTTTATAGGACCATATAAAACTAAATCAGAAATGCAATCCGAAACACTATTGGCGAATAAACGAGATGGACTATAAAAACTTAAAAAACTTAATTGCAACAATTAATCGTGCTAACATAAAAGGCGACCATAGAGTTTCATTGCCAATAAAAGAAGCACAGGCTATTCAACATGAAATTACTTTATTGTTGTTAGAATTAAAAAAAGATAATAATGGTCCTACAATTATAGATGGTGGAACATTTAAAAAATGATTGGCATATTTGGTGACAGTTATGGTGAAGAAGTTAATACTACAGCCGGTGGGTATTTAGAAGGCTGGCCATCTATTTTAGGTAGGATGTATGATGAAGAAATAGAAAACTTTTGCCAATGCTCAACATCTATTTCATATAGTTATCAAAAATTCTGTGAGCAAGATTTAAGTAAATATTCAAAGGTTATCTTTATTATTACCTTTCCAACTAGACAACTTCTTATTAATAACGCAGAACAAAAATCAATACATTTTCAAGGTGGTAAGAAGCAATCCATTTGGAATAATAATCTACTTGGAAGAAAACTAAACAAAGAAGATATTCGTGTATTAGAATACCAAGAATATATATCTGCGATATATCCTGACACATGGAATTTCCTGAAAAGAGCAATAGGCAAAGATGTTTTACATTCACATAAAAATACATTGATATTAGATGCCCACCACTTATCTAATATTGGCACTTTAGGATTGAATAGTCCTATGGCTCCTTGGTTTACATCACCAAAAGGTAAATTTTGGGGTGATACATATTTAGAATCTGGTGAACTTGGAAGAGTATGCCACTGTAGTTCACAACAAAATATAGAATTAGCAGAACATATTAAGAATTATTTTGAAAATGGATTTGATATTAATAATGCTATTGAGAAAGAATCGAATAAAAATTTTACCACTCCAAAATCTTTAGAAGATGCTGGTCTGGTGTTAAGAAAACAGCCGTTTAATTATGAATAATCACCCATTAAATCAGCATATAATACATAAATTTAGATAAATAAGAGTATAACCAACAATGAGGATACTCTTATGGCTAGACCTAAACCCACGATAATCTTAGAACACACAGATAATCAAACATATAGAAGTGAGCAAGTACTCAAAGCCACAGCCGTATACTCCGTTTTTTACAAAGGGGTAGCGATAAATCTACGTAGTCTCAATTCATTGGTTAATTTTCCTGGTCCAAAATATAAAAAAGTGTCATTCAGTAATCCAGGACATGCAATAAACTTAGCACAAAGATTAAACAAGTTGTTTAGATGTGATGATTTTGAAGTGTATGTTCTTACAAAGGGCGACAAACTAGAGTTGTAATCGTGGACAAGGTAAAGTTAATACACTATATTAACAAACACACAACTGGAAAAACAGCAGGCAGAAAAGAAATCACTATGAGTGATATCTTCATCAGTGCCAGACCAGATACAGGATTTAGAGTATCAGCACTTGGTCGAGACATTCTCAAAAAGCATTTTAAAACATATAAGATAGAACTGAAGTTAAATTCAGGCACTATGCATCAATATAGAAAAAATGCAATAGGAACTGGCAATCAAATACTCACACTTGATAAGTATCTAAAAACTCCATATTATCTAAGAAAAACAGTACTAGTTCTATTTGAAGAAGTGGCTGCCGCAGAATTATTGATGATTGACGGAGATATCGAACTCTGGGTTCAAAATAAAACATTTTATAATACCTCAAAAACTTGACAAAACCGCGAATCGATGTATACTGTAAGTATAGATAATCGAAAAGAGGATAACAAATGTCAGTGAAATTCAAAAAATTCCCTAAGTTTATAGAAGCATTCAATAAAGCAGTAGATGATACTGATAATAAGTTATCAGATGGTCAAATTAACTGGAGTTTCGTTGATGCTGACCTATGTCTTTCTGGTTGGGATGTTCTTTTTGGCGATGAATACATGAGTGTCTTTAATAAGACAGTAGAAGATTTCCTTCTGAATGATGCAGGTGAGAAATTAGAAGTTCTGAAACGTGATTATTTGGGTCAATAAGTGAAAAACTTGACAAATCCAGAATCAGTGTTACAATAATAGTATATTAAATAGAGAGGTTAAGTTATGAATAAAATATCAACAAACGATTTAGATGTGAGAGTTGTTCGTCCTAGTGATGTTAGGGCTGAAATCAACTATGCTATGAACCGAAAGCGTCCTGTGTTTATTTGGGGACCTCCTGGTGTTGGTAAATCAGAGATTGTAGATAGTATTACCCAAGAACGTTCTGGGTTTATGATTGACCTACGTCTTGCTCTTATGGAGCCAACAGATTTACGAGGTATTCCATACTTCAACGAGAAGAATGGCACTATGGAATGGGCCACACCTTCAGATTTGCCTAGCCAAGAACTTGCTGACCAATACGAAAGTGTTGTTCTTTTCTTAGATGAAATGAACCAAGCACCACAATCAGTTCAAGCCGCGGCTTATCAGTTAATTCTAAACCGTCGTTTAGGTTCTTATGTGCTACCAGATAACGTATTAATCGTTGCGGCTGGTAACCGTGAAAGTGACCGAGGTGTTGCTTATAGAATGCCTTCACCACTTGCTAACAGATTTGTTCACTTAGAAATGGGCGTTGACTTCGAAGATTGGCAGACTTGGGCATTAGAGAATAAAATCAATGCTGATGTTGTCGGTTTCTTAACGTCTAACAAGATGGACTTATTCAACTTTGACCCACGTCAGGCGAGCCGAGCCTTTGCTACTCCTCGTTCATGGACTTTCGTTTCTGAAATGTTACCACAAGAAGGTGAAGAAATTTCACAAAGTCGTTTACATGATTTGATTGCTGGTACAGTTGGCGATGGTGTTGCTACTAAGTTTATGGCTCACAGAGCCTTGTCAAGTAAGTTACCTGTTCCTTCTGATATCTTAGATGGTACAGTTACAACGCTTTCATCAGAAGCACGTGAGATTTCAGCGATGTTCTCGTTAACAACTTCACTATGTTATGAGTTGAAAGACTTTGTAGACCGTAACGGTAAAGATAAGATGGATGAGTTATATGCTATGGCTAACAACTTCTTCAAGTTTATGATGGATAACTTTGATACTGAAATGACAGTATTGGGTGGTCGAACTGCTCTTAAAGTTTACAAACTTCCATTAGAGCCTCGTAAAGTACCTTGTATTGAAGACTTCTTCAAAAAGCATGGTAAACTTATCATCGAGGCCCACAACGCCTAAAAGAATAGCCCACTAGGGGGCTGCCGGGATACGTAGGGTATCAGGTAATCCTAGACTACAGGAGACGGGAGGCTAACAGAAATGTTAGTCTCCTTTTCTATATCCACTATTGACTTTCTTCTGTTTTTGTAGTAGAATGGTAATATGATATTCGAACCAATTAAAATACAGGCCAAAGATAATGGGTCTAAGACTGCTATTATCTGCAAAGACAAGAAGTATACCTATTCTGAACTTATAAAAAGTGTAGAAAAACTGGCTGCCATCTTATCAACTGCTATACAACCAGATGAAACAATTTTGTTTGCAAGTGAAAAAGAATATCATTATATAAGAATGGCACTTGCCTGTGATATACTAGGAATAGTTTTTGCACCGATACCTTCAGACTTATCAGATGAAGAGGTAGAGGCAATTATAGAAGAAGTATCACCCGAACACATTATATTGAGTGAAGAGGATGCATCTGAACTATCACCACACAATAAAGCCTTAGTTTATTCAACTGATATAGATAAGACATACACTTTGTTATTTACAAACAGAAGTACTCCAGAACCGAAGGCCATCGCTCATACGGGTGGTTCCTGCTTACTTACCTGTCTTAATAGTATAATATTACATAATATAACAGAAAAAGACGTTATTTTATCACAATCCACTATTAGTGATTTGTATCTATATTCTTTTCCAGGATTGATTAAGGGTTCTACAATTATAATGGAATCTACAAATTTCTCTTTTATATGCTCAGAATACCAACCAACAATAGGTATGATTTCTTCTGATATTATATCCGATATTGATAATATAAAAGATATGTCATGTTGGAGAGAATTGGGTATAAACAGTAACATCATATCTGACGAACTTGTTGAAAAGTTATTTGAAAAGGGTGTGCCTCTTATACGAAATTTATATGGACATCCAGAAACCCATACTCCATCATTTACTTTTTTAATAAAACCAGAGACTGAACATAAATTACAACTCGAATGTAATGAACAGTATGAATATAAATTGGATAGATATAGTAAGTTGTGGATAAAAACTCCACTGATGATGTCTAAATACATTAATATGGACATGGGATTAGACAAAGAAGGTTATTGGTGTTCTGATGATGTATTTGAACACCGTCACAATAAGTTATTTTATAAGGTGCCGAAATGAAAGTAGTGCCAATTACAAATGAGTTATTGCCCAAGTTAGAAATATTCTGTGATGAAGCGGAATCCCTTGGATATAATAATAACTCTAGTTTAAAAACAATGAAGTATGAATGGTGTAAAGATTATGGTGAATACTTTTGTGCAATAGAAGACGATAAAATAGTATCAGTCGCAGGATGTCATCCATTACCAGAAGTGAATGATAAAGCATGGCGAGTAATGTTTCGTGGTGCCCAATTGCCAGGATATAATAAATCATTTGGATTAAACAAATATCATATGAGTGCTATAACTTGGCGAGAAATAATGCCCGCCCAAATAGAATTCTGCAATACTAATGAATTGTATATTACAACCAACATTGAACATGATGCGTCTGGAAAGATGAATAGAACTCACAGACTTTTTAAGGGTCTTGCTAAAGTGGGTATGGTAGAACATTATAAGGATATGGAATTATACTACACAGACCAATCTGTGTGGAAACTAAATATAGACGAGTACAACCATCGTAGAGCGATGTTAACAGGAGATAAACAAAATGTGGTTTAATTGGAATCATCTTAGAAATACAGAAGAACTTGCTAAAAGAAAACGCCAAAACGGTATAAAATTATACTTCAAACATATGTATGTTGGATTTAGAGAGGCTGGAAAACAATTGTTTATGGCAATTGCTAGTGTAATACACGCAATATTTCCACCGCTATTTGACTTCAAACTACTTGATGTTGTGATTGACCAAACTATTTCACTACACAAATATTTGCCAGACCATCCATCTTGGAAAAGACTAAAAGATGAACTTAAGAAAAATAATTAACGAGGGTTGTGTAATAAAAACCAGTGGGACAACTGGAACGCCAAAAGATATAATACAAACTCCTGAGAAGTTAAAAGCGGCAGATGAAGTTGCTATCGCTTCCCAACGACTAACATCTAAGAGTAAAGTATATACTATCTGTAAAACAACTCACGCAGGTGGATTACTGGCTCAAACATTGCCAGCATTTCGTATTGGTGCAGAAGTGTCAATCGAAACCTTTAATGCTTTTTCTTTTTGTAGAGAGATTAAAAAATACACACATACTCATATTACTCCTGGACACGCACAACTTATTATGAGAACTAAAGGATTTAAAGATTTAGATTTGACTGGGATTTGGGTTACTTGTGGTTCTGACCCAGTTGAATGGAATATCATTGAAGCCTTTGTTAATCGTGGTGCTACATTTATGGCAAATTGGGGTATGAGTGAGATAGGTCCGTGTGCAATCAATCGTGTATTCAGAACTATTGAAGACATAGAATCAGTAAAAGACGAACAAACAATCGTAGGAACACTGGAATGGTGCGAAACCAAGATAATAGACAGTGAACTACACGTCCGTGGAGATATATGCGTGTATGACGGTTGGTTTGCGACTGGTGACCTAGTTAAACGACAGAATGGTATTCTCTACTATATAGGTCGAAAAACTTGACAGGAATCGGTTTTGTGCTATAATTATATCATAATCAATTAAAGAGTAACGAATATGATAGACACTTCAAAGCCACACAAATATATAGATTTTAATGAATCAAAAGTAATACTTTACTATGGAAAGTACAACTTTACTGATTCTGAAAAAACACTACAGGATATGCAGGATGCAGATTCCATATATTCTTTTACTAAAACTGAGATACTAAGTGCATCAATCGTTGCAAATAAATTCAATGACAAATATGTTAAGACTTCGGGTTCATTTGATATCCATGAAGGTGAGTTTAAAAAGGTTGGTTTCAGTAATAAAGAAATACTTATAGGTATTCTTACTAATTATCGCCATCTAATTACAGACAAAATTTACCAAGAAGCAAAAGAGATAATGAGTTATCTCGAATCTAAATTTACATTTAAAATTCTTGCTGATAATCTAACAGAATTTGAGAATGGAATTGCTAAATTCCTGGCAGAAGATAGTTCACTTAGCAGTCATGTAATGGGAATTGCCGCATATATTCCTACTTATTATAAAACAAATACAAAAGATGATGAACTGAAAGACCGTAGTAATCAATCTGGACATCTAGGTCAAATTGGTGACAAAATTAACACTGAGATTGAGATACTAACATCAAAATATATAGCGACCACACAATATGGTGGGTCTGGTTATATGGTAAACGCAATCACAAACGACAATCACAGACTAAGTTTCTTTACCACTAATGAAGATATTGCAAATAGTAAGAATAATATTAAGATTTCCTGTAAGGTAAAAGGATTAGGAACTGTCTGGAAAGATGATACAGTAAATGAAACTAAAGTTAATTACGTTAAATTTTCTTAAAACTTGACAGGTATGATTATTGTGGTATAATACAAGTATATTCAATAGAGAGGTATTAATAATGTTATCAGATGTATTACAATTTGCGACTAAGGCCCACGAAGGTCAGAAGCGGAAATACACTGGTGAAGACTACATTGTTCACCCTATATCAGTAGCAGATATGGTTCAAAGACACGGTGGTAGCGAAATCCAGCAGGCTGGTGCGTTGTTACACGATGTTGTAGAAGATACACAGTACACTTTGGCTGATATTAACGCCTTATTTGGACACGATGTTGCAACTTTAGTTCAATGGTTAACTGATACCTCAAAGCCTGAAGACGGAAATAGGGCTGTACGAAAAGGTATAGATAGAGCCAGATTGGCACAAGCACCAGCAGAGGCACAATTCATAAAGTTGGCTGATATGATAGATAATTCAGAGACAATATTTCGATTTGACAGTGGTTTTGCATCAGTATTTAAAGCAGAAATGAAACAATTAGTCGATGATATGGACAAAGTTGTAGGCAGTTCTTTATGGATTGAGGCACAAAAGGTGCTTAAAACTTGACAGATATCGGTTTTGTGCTATACTATAAGTATAATTAAAGAATAAAGAGGAAATAATATGCCAACAGTTTCAAATGAACAAGAATTAGACAGTGCGTTAGACGATGTTCTAGCCGCTAATGGTATTGAAGTAGATGATACTCTGCCAGAGCCGGTAGTATTTGATTATACTGATTTAGAAGTTAAAGAAATGATTGTGAGTAGTCGTGTTAGACTTCTTATCCGTCATCCATTTTTTGGTACACTTGCTACTCGATTGAAATTAGTCGAGGCAGAATGGTGTCCTACAGCCGCAACTGACGGCAGACATTTTTATTACAACTGTGATTTCTTCCGAACTATGACACCAGAAGAAATTGATTTTGTTGTTGGTCACGAAGTTCTTCACTGTGTGTATGAGCATTGTGGTGAGTATGGTCGTTTGATGGACATGGAAGAAAATTCACGTGATATGAAACTTTGGAATATTGCGGCTGACTATAAAGTTAATCAAGCCTTGGTTGAATCACGTGTTGGTGTTATGCCAAAGATGGCATTACATGACCGAAAGTATTACAGGAGTTATACCGAAGAGATTTATGAACACCTTAAAGAAACTGGTGAGGCTGATGATAAAGAAACATTAGACATTCACATGTTTGGTGACGGTAACGGTGACGGTAAGAATGACCCAACTGGTCGTGGTGCTCCTATCAAAGTTTCTAAGCAAGAAGCCCAAGCGATTAAAGACCAGATGAAACAGGCTGTAATACAAGCGGCACAATCAACTGATGCTGGTACTCTTCCTGGTGATGTTAAAAGAATTATAAATGGCATGACTAATCCTAAGATGGATTGGCGTGAACTTCTTAACATTTCAATCCAAAGTCTTTTGAAAAGTGATTTCACATTTATGAGACAATCTCGTAAATCACAATCAATGGGTGTTTATCTTCCTGGTTCAAAGAATGAAGAAAAGATTGATGTTGCAATCGCACTTGATGTTTCTGGTTCTATTTCATCTTCTATGATTGAAGAGTTCCTTGGTGAAATGTCTGGCATTATGCAACAGTTCCAAGACTTCAAAATTCGTGTTTGGACTTTTGATACCGAAGTAAACGGTGAGGGTTATAAAGAGTTTGACCCATACAATGCTGATGAACTCAAAAATTATGAGATTATCGGTGGCGGTGGTACTGACTTTGATATCAACTACCAGTTTATGAAAGACAATGATATTGAGCCTGATAAGTTTATCATGTTTACTGATGGTTTACCTTGGGATAGTTGGGGTGACGAAAGTTATTGTGATAGTTTGTTTATCATTCACGGTTCTGAAAGTATTGTCCCACCATTTGGCGAACACGCCTATTATAGTCAATCATAAAAAATACAAAAAACTATTGACCAGATAGTTCAAATATGTTATTATAATAAAGAGTGCAATTAAGCAATCTTTTTTATTAACTATAAGAGGAAGATTATGATGGAAATGACCTTATGGATGGCAATTGGTTTTTTATTTGCCGCCTATTCTGTTATTGCAAATGACTCCGTACAAACACTCGGAACGTGGATTGCATCAAACAATGAGAAATTTAAGTGGACTACTATGTGGTTCGCGGCCAGTGCCGTGTTATTGTGGGCATTATGGTATGGCTGGTATATGTATGGTGGTGATATTAGTTACGGAAGACTAAATCGGATTCCATTTGTAGAAGTACAATGGTATCACGCAATGGCTCCAGGATTACTATTACTATTAACAAGAGTTGGTGTTCCAGTGAGTACATCATTCTTGGTATTATCAGCATTCGCTTCAACCTTCGTACTAGAAAAGATGCTTATGAAAAGTATGATGGGATATGCAGTAGCGGCCGTAGCCGCATATGGTATCTGGATGGTTGTAAGTAGATTATTAGACGAAGCATCACCTGTTAAAGAATCACATAAGAAGTGGTGGCGTGTTGGACAATGGGCGACTACAGGATTCTTGTGGTGGACTTGGTTGTCACACGATATGGCAAACATTGCCGTATTCTTACCCAGAGTTATACCTTGGGATATAATGATACTAATCAGTGTAGTATTTGTTGGCGGTCTTGGGTTTATGTTCCGTGAAGGCGGTGGTAAAATTCAACAGATTGTTGTTGAAAAGCATAACACAAAGTATGTAAGAAGTGCTACAATTATTGATGGTGTTTATTGGTTAATCTTATTCTTCTTTAAAGAACTAAATGATATTCCAATGTCAACAACTTGGGTATTTGTTGGACTACTTTGTGGACGTGAACTTGCAATCGCATCATTCACAGGTAAAAAAGTAAAATCTGTTTTTCCTCTTATCGGAAAAGACTTTTTGAAAATGATGGTTGGCTTAGCCGCATCATTAGGAGTCGTATTAATGATTCATTATGTAATCGTTCCAGCAGGTTTGTAAATAAAACTGAGGGTTTCTCTTTTTGATAAATATTTATTATGAGAGATACCCTCCTCCTTAATGCAGACGGCAATCCTTTAAGTGTCGCACCTCTTTCAACACTCACTTGGCAAGAGAGCATTAAACTCGTCTGGCTCGACCGTATTAATGTCCTAGAATGGCATCAGGATTGGCAGGTACATAGTCCTAATATAACAATGACTGTGCCGAGTGTTATAATGTCCAGAGAATTTGTTAAGCAACGAGTTAACACTTCATTCAGTAGAAGTAATGTTTATCTAAGAGATAACTATATTTGTCAGTATTGTAAACAGATGTTTAGTTATAAAGAATTAACACTTGACCACGTTGTTCCTAAATCTAAAGGTGGCAAGTTGACTTGGGAAAATACGGTAACTGCTTGTAAGAAGTGTAATAACCAAAAAGGCAATCATACTCACATAAAACCTTATAGAGTACCCAAACAACCAGATTTCTTACAATTAGTTAGTGGAGTTAATACATCTCACATTGACCACGAGATTTGGTTTAAATATATTAACAAAAAAACAGAGAAAATAGCATAATATTTGAACAAAATACTTGACTTTGATGGCTAGATGATGTAGAATAGACTAGTGAATTGAATAATTTAGTTCATATTATATATAATATTAATTTAATAACAAATGACAAAGGAGAAATTTTATGTCAGAAAAAGAAACAACAGCGGCACCAGAAGCACCAGCGGCGGCACCTAGTGTCACAGTGAACGATTTGGTCAATATCTATAACATTATTGACTTAGCATCTAAGCGAGGTGCCTTTCAAGCGAATGAACTTTCGTCTGTAGGTGCAGTAGCAAACAAAGTCAAAGAATTTGTAGACCATGTTCAAGCGGCGCAACAAGCGGCAGCCGAAGCAGAAGGTGGAGAAAATGCAGACGTGACTGAAGGTGGTGAAGCATAATGCCTTCATTTATCAAACATACAGGTGTTCAGACAGGAACTAATACACGGTTGTGTGTTGTTTTTATGCAATTGCCTGATGATAAAAAACATGCATTAGTAGTATACAGTGATTCGCTTCCAGACAAATACCACGATGATTTTATGTCTGCTGTCGAATCTAAAGAAGGACAAGCCGCAAAAGAATTATATGAAGTCCTTTCTCGCAAAGTATTTTGGAATGGAAATGTTATGTTAGACTCTTTACATAAAGAGGGCATGCTGAAGAAGTTGCCAACAGATTCAATCACCATGACACCAAATTCCGCTACTTCAATTCCATTGACTGATTTATTAAAGCAGATGGAAGAGATTACTGGAGGTGAAGCAGGGAATACTCCTGTTAAGCCACCACAATCTTTGTCAGAAAATATTACTGAACAAATAGATATGACAGCCGAAGGCGATAAGAAACAAATTGCCCAAAACTTGTTAGTCCAAGCAGTGATGTTGGAAGAAGAAGCAGAAAGAAAACGTGCCGAAGCAGTAAAATATGACCCGTCTCTTACCGAGAAGGCTGAAAAACCTGCTAAAAAAGGCAGAGGTAGACCAGCCGGTACTACTGCTAAAGCAATGGCGGCGAGAGCCAAAGCGGCGGCACCAACGGAATAATTTTATAACATTAACTTTAAGAGGTTACTGAAATGATGGAAGACCCAGACTTTGATAAGTTAATGGATGAAATATTTCCGATGAGTATTCCCACTGAATACGTAGAAAGTATTTTAGTAACATTAGCAAGTGGACAAGTGATTGAAATGTCAGGTGATGAACTTTTACATCCTCTACCACTTGCTGATGACTTAAACTGGGAAAGTCTCGTACATCGATTTGATAAAATTGCTGATGTTCAAGTAAAGATTGACGTTGCCAAAATTAAAGATGATGTTGCTGTAAATGTAAAAACAATTCTAAACGCCCATTTTGAAGATGATATTGATAGTGGAACTATTGATGGCGAAATAGAAGACGAAAATAAGGACACGTTGACAGGAAATGATTAATATGATTCTCGCTGTCGATGAAACTGGCGGCATAGGGTTTAAAAACGGTCTTCCTTGGCCTAAGATAACAGAAGACTTAAACTGGTTCAAGCAGTTAACAGAAGAAAATGTTATAGTTATGGGTGCTACTACTTGGAAAAGTCTAGGTATTCATGCACCACTAAAGCATCGTCACAATTATGTGATTAGTTCAAATCATAAAAAAGACGACTTTCCTGGATGCTTTGCAGTTCGTAATCCATCAATCGACACTATTGAAGTTATTTTAACCGCACTTGATTTTTCATATCCAGAACAAGATATATTTGTTATTGGTGGCAAAACTCTCTATGATGAAGCGTATCAGTTTTGTGATGCAATGTTTGTTACACGAGTCCATGATACATATATATCAGATACTAAAGTAAACATAGAAGAATATACAAGAGATTTTGTATTACTTAATCAAATGTATTCTCAAGGTAACCAACATTCTCCAGATATAACTTTCGAAACCTATCTAAGAGCAGAGAACGAAGTCCAACCGGACCTATTCGACTTTGATGATGATATTCCATTCTAGTTTCATAAAACCTAAATATAATTGTAAATAGGAGATTCCTAAATGGAAAACAACAATATAATACCGCCAAGACCAAAGTTAGGATATGATGAAGACCGACCAACTAACGTTGATATTAGAAGTATTACTCAATTTGGAGATTGTTTTCTAGTAGAATCAAAATTTGATATTGATAAACTATTTAAAGAACTAGAACCATTTAAAAATAAATGGGCAAAGTATAATCCACGCAAAGATTGGATTAAACGTGACGGCTTGTGTATTCTCAATGAACGAGGCGAATGTGGTCCAGGACCTGCATTAGATAGTTTAGGTGAATGGAACAAGGAACATAAAACTCATTGGCGAGAACCAGACTTTAACGTACCTACTGAACTTTATAAAAGTAGTAGTGAATTGCAGAGAGTTTTAGGACCTATAATTAAACACTGTGTTCGTACTCATCTACTAAGATTACCACCAGGTGGGTATTTTCCACCACACAGAGACCATATCTATGGAAACCAAGACAGTTTTAGATTAATATATCCTATAGAAAATGGTAATCCACCAACAAATATATTTCTACTTGAAGACCGAATACTTAATTTTGAAATGGGTAAAGGTCATATAATAGACACAACAAAGGTACATACTTTGTTCAATTCTTCGCCTAGTTTAGATAGTATTTTTGTAATATGTAATGTTACATTAAATGAAGAAACTATAAGATGGGTACAAGATAATCTATCGATAAGATAGAATGGTAATTACTTGCCTTTCATAAGTATAGTAGTTATAAGTATGCCCACTGATAATCCTACTGCAAACCCACAAAGAGTGTACATCATAATGAACAACTTAATAGTCACTTCTTAATCTTTTGTTCTGTATATTTACAATGTTTGCGTATGTATGGGTCATACATATTTAACGTCATCTTTTCTGGATGCAGTCTTTTATTTTTATGTCTTGTATAAAAATGTGCTGACTCTGTTGATTGCATTCTTATTTTTTCTCGCATAATTTCCTTCTATTTCAATTTTCCACTTTCACGTAGTTCTGAGCGAATATTAGTTGCACTGATATTGTGTATCTTTTCGCCTAGATTGTGTTCTGTAAACGTATATCCTACACCTCTGCCATAACTAATGTCTACGATGTTTGGTACCTCTACAACTACATAATCGTAATTATTTTTAAATCCCTGCTCATGTAAGCGACTGACAATATTACTTTTGACACTTTCAATATCAAATGGATTATCATCTATACCACTTACATCACGTATCATAATACATACTTGTCTTGTCTTTCTGTATGCTTTTTTAAACAACTCTGTGTGTCCGTCATGCCAAGGTTGCCATCTACCCAACAATTGTATTGTTGGTTTTTTCCAATCGAACATTTTTCTTTCTTTCTCTCTTTTCTTTTATACGGTCTTTTTTTAACTGCTTGAGTTCTTCAGGAGATAAATGCCGTATATATCCCACTTATCTTCTGCGAATTGCCTCATGGAAATTAACTAACTTTTCCAATGCTTTTAGTTTTTACCACCGACATAACCAGCAACTAAGCCAATGATACCTGTGATACTCATTTGTAATAGTTCGATAATGTTACTGTCTAGTTTGCCACCGTGTTCGTTTGCCATCATAAACTCATCTACTACAATAAGTCCCAATATAGCCATTAAGCCTATTGCAAAAACTAACACAATAACTGCTGACAATGTTCCTTTTAAATCTTTCATTTCTTTTTCATCTCCTATGGCATCCACTTCGGCTTCTTAATCTTCGGTGGTTTAATTGGTGGAATTAACTTCTCAATTGGTGCTACTACATTGTCTACAACTGGTGCTACTACATTGTCTACAATTGGAGTTACTACATTGTCTACAATTGGAGTTACTACATTGTCTACAACTGGTGCTACTGCATTGTCTACTACAGTCTCTCCAACATCATATACAGGGTCAACATCAACTGTTACTGTGCCGCCTGTTTTAACACCAACAAGTAGTGCTAAATTAACATCAGCACCTATAGTAATTGGTTTGCTATCTTTGTTCCAATCAGGAACTTGATAACCACCACCAATCTTTGCGCCTACTTGTGTACCTACACTTACCGAGGTATCATTAGTGACTGCTAGTCCGAGTGATTCATTTGTGTAGTAAGTCTTGTTACCTACTCCTGCTTTCGCACCTGCGATAGCGCCACCTTCAAACCAAGCACCGTCAGTTCCGACATTTGCTGTGCCACCTGCCCATGCGTATACTTCTGCATATGCATATAGTTCAGTGCCAACTGCATGGTCACCATTTTGGTATTCTGCTTTAAGTGCCACTTCTGCACGAAGTTTTGCTTCTGCTACTGCTTCAATGTATAGGTTACCATCTCTGTATCCAACGCCATACTTTGCACTAGCATTTGCTTCTGCTTTCATAAGGGCTTCACCAGTCAACACACCACCGTTAGGGTCTGTCCATTCACCTTTAGCATTTACATAGATACCAGCGCCTGCACGAGCCTCGCCGTTTAAACTAGTATCTGTATTATCAGTACCTGCTCCGGCATCTGCTTTTATATCTGTATCCATGTTACTTCTCCTTTTGAGTATTTTCCATTATACCCTCGCTTATCTTCTACGAATAGCATCGTGGAATTTAACCATCTTTTCTAACGCTTCTATTCGTTTATTTAATTTTTTAATTTCCTCTAACAGTTCTTTAACTGTCTTCTCTAATTCATTAGCCATATACTATTTTTTAGTTGTCAATTTTTTCTTTGCAATCTTAGGAGCCTTGGTTTGCACCTCCTTAATAGGCTTCTTTTTAACTGGCTTCTCAGCCGTGATTGCTTTTTCTGTACTCTTATTTATTTTTTTCTTTCCTTTGCCAGACAAATACGATGGTGCGTATGTTGCCGGGTCTACTCCTTTTCCAAAGAATAGTTCTGTTAATGTTGGCCACTCACTTATTGGTTTCCACATTTTATTTCTCCGTTATAGATTTAAAAAATCACCAGATTTTATACGCTTTACGGTGTCTTCAAACATATCATAGAGACTTATTTGAAGATACACTCTGGTTTTGTCATCATTTCTTACTCCATGAACTCTTTCTGTGTCCATTAAAGTAGGATGTATAGTTGAATATTGGCATGTTCCTAGGTAGAACTCTTCATCATGTCCCGGAGCCATTGCTTGGTCATCTGAGTGTATCAAATGTGCATCTTCTCCTAGTATCTCATCAGCATAGAAATCTAATCCTTTACCACCATCTTCTGGTAGTATAGGAAACATTATCACAGCCTTTCTGGAAAAATCTGTATGAGGGTGAAAATTAAAATAAGGTGAATAAACTGTTATTGCTATATTTCCATTTCCTATTTGTTTTTTCACTGGATTAAATAGTTCTACTAATTCTGATATTTCTGGATAATCAAGGAATTCTTTACCTTCAAACTCATCTCCGTCTAACTTTATAGAACTGAATAAACCTTTTGTTGCTCTACTTCTGATTGATGCATAATCTACTGCCAAATGTTTAACTTTTTCATAGAAGTCTTCCAATCGTTTTCGGTCATAAGTTATTTCAGTCATTTCGTAGATTCTGTCTTCAAACATTATTCTTTCTCCGTATTGAAGGATGTATCACCTGGATATATCGGTATCATTGCACCTGGTTTACGTTTAGGTATCTTACTATCTGCACTACTTACACAACTCTCACTAATACAAACTTTTGGTTTGTCAAATAGTTTAAAGCCACTCTCTACATATCCTAATGGTTCATCAGCACAACTGTATGACCGCTTAATAGACCCATCTGGTTCTCTGATAATGATACCTTTAAACCCACTTGTGCATTCCCATCCTTTGAACTTATTAAAGTTGAAAGCATTGAAACGTTCTGCTTGGTCCATATACCATTTCTTACCCTTACTATCTTGGAACTCTACTTGCATAATTGGTGGCACTGATTTGTCATCACCATTCTGTGCATCCATTCTCCACATACTGCCTGATTTAGGTTTTGGTCTTACTACTTTTATACCAGTTTCTTCTTGTAGAGTTGTTGTGTAGTCACGCTGAGGCATGCCATTACGCATAGTTTTTAGTTGGTCATCTGTATAACCATGTACTACAAAAGATGCAGTTGGGTCACTTTGAGGTTTTAGTGTAACATTTATACCACGGTTGTGAAAGTATAATGCTCTTTCCCAGTCTCGGTCAAACCACTCAGGAACAAGAACCATATTGATTGTCACTTGAATATCATATTCCATACAGAATAATAACTTATCTGCAAATTCTTCTTGCTTTGCATACTCACTGTGGAATGATGCTGTGATACTCGCTCTGTGCATCTTGGAGACGGTCTCACAGTATGTTTTATGCCACTTCATATTGCGTGACATATTAGTTGTCATATGAGTAGAAGTATAATTAGTATTATCCACATCTCCAGCGAGGTGATTGAGGATGTCCAAATAGCCAGGATGAAAAGTAGGTTCACCACCAGATAAAGAAAAGTGAAAAGAGTTAAATCCATTTTGTCTTGCTTGCCTTTTTATTTCGTCTATCGTTGCTAGACATAGTTCAGTTGGTCTGTGGTCTTTGCGGTCACTTCTAGCATAAGGCCAACAATAAGAACACTTATAATTACAGAATCTTCCCAGTAACCAACTCACTGAAAACAAATCTCTGTATAAAAGAGTTCGTTGTCCTACACTAACGATATCATCAAATGGTATCTCTGTGAAGTCGTACTGTGACCAATATAATTCGTTTTCTTTATCATTCATTTATGACTCATTCCACACGGCTCATCAAATTTAAAGTTGAAGAATCTTTGTTTTTTATTATACTTGTTTATAACTGTTTCATAATCTATACCAACAGTATCAAGGATAGTTTTGATATCTTCGGATTCATCTTCGTTTAATTCTTCTCTAATACCATCCCTTATATCTTGCTCAACCATATCATAAACACTTGAATAGCACCATTCACAAAACGTAACTGGTGTTATACCGAAATGTCCTTGTACTCCACCACATGTCTCATCATACTCATTGCCACATATAGTGCATTTTGATTCTAATTGTAATTCTAGGCTCATCGTTTATTCTATGTCTAACTCTTTCCAAGTTGAAAGATTATGGTTCACATCATAGTTAAATATTTCTGCTATTGCCCATTCTTTCTCAACACACCACCAACAACCTTTACATTCTTTTGTAAAGTTTTCAGTTTCTTCAATCCAGCCCTCACATGACCTAGTCAATGCACCAAGGTCAGCAAGTAAACCATATTTTTTATAAAGAGCCAGAACAATTCTCTTATCTGTATGAACGAAAGGAAGATATTCTGTATGATGTGGTTCTGTTGCCATAACATACGCTTCGCTTCTTTCAGCAACCCAAAACTCTTTTTTGTTCCAATCTCTAGTCTCTGCTCTACGGTTCCATCTCTTCTTCCAAATTGGTGCGCCAATTTCTTCAGGTGGATTAACAGTTACGCCATTAAATAATGCAGTAACCTTTTCCTCTTCTACTAGTGCCCAAGAATTCTTTCTTCCGTTGTCAATGTAATCTTTAGCAGATGTTCTTGTAATTCTATGTTTTCCAAACTTCACATTTGGAAACTCTTCTTTTACAAATGCAATTACTTTTTTGGCATGGATATGTTGCCAAGGCTTTTCTTGGTGAATACAAGACCAAATGTGTATGGTAGTGTCTAGTTTGTTCTCATTAATATGATGTGCTAATAGCCACAACAATATAGACGAGTCTAAACCACCAGACATTCCTAGTCCTATGTTTTCGTGTCCAAGATTAAGTTTAATTTTGTATTCTTCAGGATGCTCTTGGTCTGCATCATTGCCTCTACGGTGTACAACCACGTTGTCTTCTATAATCATTTTAGTATATTCCTCGTTTTGTTAGTTTTATTGATAGATTGGAGCACCTCGTTGTGCATACTTTTAATTTAGGATTGACTTCATCGTCAAACTTATTTGAAAAACTTTCTTCTAAATCTTTTGTAAAGAAATCATGTCTTATTATATCACTAAATGAATTAGAATGCAAGTTATTCCAACCTTCATTGTATCTTTTAGTGAATCTTTGCCAGTTTTCTCTTCCACCAGCATCGAATTGTGTTTTATATTGATAATTTGAATTCATCCAACAACATCTCCAGACAGAACCATCGTGTGATATCTGATATCTGTTAGCAGTTCCCCATTTACAAGTTATGCCTGTGTTTTCTCTGATTTTCTCCAGATTTGCTTCAGCATTAAGGTTAGTATCAACTGGTATATCTTTGATAAGATTTTTAGCCTTCTTTAAATTCTTTTCAACTAAATCATCGCTGATATTCATCAAATCTTCATCTTCTTCTTTCATCTTATCAAGTTCATTCAACTTTTCACTCAAAGCAATCTTAACTGCTTTTTGTTCAACCCGTTGAATTCTATTTCTTTGAAAGCCATAGAAGTTATGCTTCTCTGCTAACTCTTTCGCCTTATCTACAAGGTCTTCGTTGAAATCAAATGGAATCATTTTCCAAACAGCATTACCACCACCACTACTAAATGCTTCGGCATTCTGTATTATCTTATCATAGTTTGTATCAACTCTGTACATAATTTGTGTTTCATTATCAACACCATCAAGGTCAAACATCACATGATGGTTTTTTGGTAGATACTTATGTAATATCTCTCCAAGTTCTTTCCAGAATGCAGGTGGTTTATATGAACCATTTGTAGAAATAGAAAGGTCTTGTAACTTTGTACACTTTGATGCTGAATACTCTATAAGTTCTAAGAAGTCAGGATGGAATGGACTATCACCAAAACTACCATCATAAGTCAAGTGGGTTACTTTGTCATAAACTTCATCAATTAATTGGTTATGAACATCTACTGGAAGATTTAAGTTCTTTGGTGGATTAGAAACTAAATCAGTATCTGGATTAAATACTTTATGTCTTATACACCCAGGACACCCTGCTTGACAATTAGATGTTACTTCTATTGTTATTTCCATACGTAATCCCATACTTTAGGTGCCATTGTTTCGCACGATACATCATAAAGTTCATCTTGTAGTTTAACTAGTTCTCTGAATTGACATTTATTCAATGTTCTTTTACCTTTCAATCTTTGAGCAAACTCGGCAGTAAAATCATTTATAACCAGGTCCTCTAGTATTTTGTCTTTCGTTTCTTCTTCTAAGTTCACAATATCTAACGCCTGTGGCCAGTGAACAAATGTAGTTCTTATATTTACTGGCTTAGTTGGTATTAACTTTTTAATATCTAAAAAATCATTATATATTTCATTCATATAGAATGCATGATACGCCGATGTAGTACATACAAATAAGAAATTGTTAACTAAAGGTGCAATCTCAACGATATTATTTAGCACAGTCTGATAGTCACCATCTGTCCTAAAGTAGTTAAATAAGTCTCCGGTGCCGTCTAATGATACCGTTACGCTAACTCTTTTGAAGTGTGGCCATAATGTTTTAACTGTCCATCCTTTATACTCAAGTATACTCATGTTACTATTGTAAACAAGAGATATCTTTTTTGTATCAATTCTCGGGTCATCAATCATTCGTTGCAATGTCTTATACATATCTCTCGTATAGAATGGTTCACCGCCAGAGAATTCAATGTTCTCCACAGTTGGTAATACATTTTCAAACAAATCATCCATAACTCTATCATCTGGAATATCTATTTTATTTGTAGGTGGAGATATGTGACTGAAGTTAAAATCTTTCTTCAACTTTAATTCTATTGTTGGATTATCTTTACCAGTCTGTTCGAACCTAGAATTCGATGACGTATCACAATGTCTACACTTGTAGTTACATGCTCGTGTCATCTTTAATTGTAAATCTTTTATATGAATAATATCGGAATCATAATCTGGTTCAGTATGTATTGTATTCTCTAACGACCTAGTTCTGTATGAAGATAGACCAGACTCTTCTTGTATCTGGCAGTCAATACATCCAGCAGGCCATTCATCATTACGCAACTGCTGTCTAACTTTAACAAAGTCGGCATTGTTGATAACCTGTGATGGTAGTTTATCTATATCAGATTCTACAAAATCATTTCTTTTAAATCTAAAGCACGGTGCAAATCCACCAGACTTTAAGTCTAAATGCGACCATGCGTACTTACACTTCATCTGATTTATCCGCCTTTTTAAACTCTTCTAAGTTATAAAGAGTATCTTTTTCTCTCATTATATTTACTAATTCAGGATTATAATCTTCTATATTAGAATCATAATAACCATCTAGTTCTTTTGTCTTTCTCAGAAATAAATACCACGTATATTCTTTATCTTCAGTTTTTTTATTATTTGTTTTTAGTATACTCTTTGCTCTATCAATCTTATTTTGTGCTATCTCTGAATGCTCGTTAACATCCCATTTATCTAATATCCATTGTTGAAACCAATCTGGTGCATAATATGGACTAAGTTCGCCCGACTCTACTATCTTAAAAGATACGGACCAGTCAGGATGATTCTCAGAAAAATAGTCCATATCATCCGCAAAGCCATTTAGATTTAACGTACTATACGTGGAGTGTATGTGTCCCTTTTCTATGTTCTTTAACTGCGATAGGTATTCTTCATATATTTCTATTGATTCTTGCCAGCCAGGTGAACCCCAACGTTGATATTGATTATAATCATTACACCCATCTATTGACCCAGTCAATATGATTTTTCTGAAACGATTAAGTTTCTCAATCATCACATTATCTAGTCTCTGTGTTGTGTTTGTGATTATTTCTAATAGCATATTTTCTACATCACATTTTTCTATTAGCCAATCTATTAACTTTGGAAAGTTTGGTGAGAAGAATGGTTCGCCACCTAATATCTTAACTTTTTCTAAGTTTTCCCAGTCTACATTTAGAGACTTCAAATATTCAATTCTTTGTTTTGGTATCTTTGTAGGTTTGCGACCACGAAGGCCTAGTTTATTCATTAAGAAATCATCTCGGTAATACAGTTTACTTGAGAATAAAGAGTCACACATTTTACATTGTAAATTGCAAAGGTTATCTAAACTTAATTCAATTGAACGCAACTTATCAAATTCTTCAGTAAGATTTACTTCTTCTAGTTTGAATAGTACATTGTTGGCTGCCCATCTCATTGAATGCTTGCCTTCACTGTAACATAGTGAGCATTCTTTGGCTTTCTTGCCTTCGAGCATATCTCTTCGTAGCCATTTGTACTTGTCATCATACGGCTTCATAGCATCTTCTTCTAATTCAACTTCATCGTTTCCCACTATAAATCTACAACAAGGTCGTGTAGTGTTCTTCATGGAAACTGCCATATGGGTCCAAGGCAACATACATATAGCACCATTATCTTTCATATCTAACTTTTCTCCAATATATTATTCATTTAGTCCTCTTCCTCGACTACTGAACTCAAAATCATCACCACATGTTCTTCCACATGTAAACAACTTTGGATTTTTATCTTCTATGTTATTATTCCAACTGCTTACTAAATCAGTAGCATAGAAATCTTTTTTTAATACTTCTTCCAATGTATTTGTTCTTAATGAATTAAACTCTTTACCGTATTTATTCTCTAAGGATTTCAGTTGTGATGACTGTATATTATCTTCATTATAAAAGTATGTTGGTGCGCCTACCCAACAACATGGCCATAATTTCATTTGAAAATCAATATAAACAAACTTATCTCTTTTATATTTGCATGTTATAGGAGTCTGGTCAACATATGCATTGAAGTTGCCAAATTTATCTATGATTTGTTCATACTTGTCTGTGTTTTTATTTTCCCAACTTGATATGATATTATAATTCTTTGTCTCTAGTTCTAAAATTTGATTAAAGTCATTTAAGTTTATAAACCTACTTGTATTCTTAAAGTTAATATGTTTAAAACCCATCTCATCAGCCACATCTTTTACTTCTGCTAGTTGATGTCTGTTGTGGTCAAATATCAAATAGTCCCAATGTGCGTTACCACCAGCACCAATAAAAGCCTCTACGTTCTCTTTCAATTTTTGCCAGTTACTATTAATTCTATATATGTGGTTTGTGTCTTCTAGTCCGTCAATACTAAACTCTACTTTATCTGTATCTCTATCTAGTATCTTTGCCATTTTAATCCACCAGTCTGGCTTTTGGGCACTGCCATTTGTCACTACTGTCAGTCCTTTAACTCCAGAATGTCTTACAAATTCTAAACACTCTAAAAAGTTATTTGAAGCAATACTATCTCCGTAATTTCCACACCAGAATACTCTATCTATATGACTAGCAAAGGCTGGTGTTAGTAAACTTTTATAATCTTCAATTGTCAGTTCACCTATTGGTAGTATAGGATTCTTTTTACCATCACTGCCAACCCTAGCACATTGAGGACAAAGAAGATTACATTTACTTGTATGTTCAATATGTATGCCTGTTATTTCGTCTACATTTAAATAACTCATTTTTTATCCATCATACTAGTGAATCTATCATCTAATTTTATTATATCTTCGCCTCTTATCTTATCTAATTTTCTAGTTGCCGCTTGAAATTTATGAAGATTTTCGACATTAAATTCTGTATTTTTTAATACTTTTATTACATTGTTTGTTGTCAAAATTTTATTACGAACAGTTATATCAGTCGATTCTTTTTTTACTGAAAACTGTAACAACCAATTCTTCAACCATTCTACAGACTTGTTTTTTAATTCTGGCGGTATTGCTGAAACTGATAGAGGGAATGGATGATGTACGGGATTTACCTGTACATCTATATTAAAATCCATCATTTCATCCCACCACTTATCTATAGTTACTAAATTAATAGAAGTTAAGGTGCATTGAATATTAAGATGACAATTATCATGGCCGGCTGATGCTTCTTTATACTTTAATATGTTATTTCTAATTTTACTCCAGGGAATTTTGCTTTTTCTTTGATACTCTTGTGTTGGTCCAACAGCGTCAACTGACAATACTATCTGCAATTTTTTTCCCATACAAAACCTTTTTAAAGTGTTGAACCATGAATCTGATGCATTTGTGGCATTTGTTGTAACCATTACTGCTACGTCTGTATATTTTTCAGCAACGTAATCAATAAACTTTCTTACATTTAAATCAATTGAGGGTTCACCACCAAGAATGGAAATCTCTTTGCAGTCACTTAAGTCTAAGTCATAAACATCTGACGAATCTATATTTTTCACATAATTTAGTGTAGGTATACCATCGATTGTTGAAATCTGACTTGCAGGTCCGTGTTTTAGTGCTTCTTCTTCAAGTAATGATGAAGATTCTGGACTACACATTCTACACATCATATTACATTTATTGCCTGCTCTAAAATCCAATTTTATGATTTTAGTTATTCCATTGGATGAATTACAATTAGTATCAGAACAAACTTCTTCTCCAGCACAATGTGATTCCAAATCGTATTGTTCATAATATTTTCTAGTGGATCCAATTTTTGCATTGTTTTTCTCATTTGTTTCGCACTCAATACAATTGGCATGCATTTTATCAGAATACATTTTCTTTTTAAAGTTCTTTAGATAATCTGATTTTTGATATTCTGTGATTGTACCAGGAAAAACAGAGCCTTTCCATTCACAACACGGAGCACAACCTCTTGTTCCTTCAAAAAACAAACCTAACCAAGGTGCATTACAATAAGGAGTATCTCTCATATCAATTTTATCCAAATAAATCTTTATACTGCGGAACAATATCTAATATATTTTGTCCTCTTACTTCATCTAGTTTGCTAGTCATTTTTACAAATTCACCTAGCCATTCTTTAGAATAGTCCTCACTCAACATAAATCTAACAGTTGAGTCTAATACCGTACAGAAATGCTTCTTGGTTTTATTTGGATGGTCACTTGCCATTACCCATTCTTTATATTCTTCATACAATGCAACTACTTCTTGCTTGTTCTTTTCTGGTAACACTTTAATGTTATAGTATTTTGGAGAGTGACACATATGTTGTGTTATGGTTGGTCGTGGACTATGATGAGGATTAAACTTATCTAATCCAGACTCTTCTAACTTCCATTTCATAAACTCTGGCATATGATATACATTCATTGGAGTAACTGTAAAGGCAAACCATGCTTTTAAGTTTATTTGTTCATTATCATTTAGTGTCTTCATATGTTTGTACACTGCTGGAAACTTTGCTGGTGTTCTTTGATAATCGAACACATCATTACATCCATCAATACTAACACCAATACGTATCTGCTTAAACTGTTCCCAAAGATATACTAATCTATCTGGTACCATTGTTAGGTTAGTGTTATATTCTAATTGTATCTTATGTGCATTACCACTCGCAACGAGTTTCTCTAAACTCTCTTGGTGTTCTGCAATGATTAATGGTTCACCACCAACTATATACAATTTCTTAGCACTAGTACAATACTTGTCAAACTGTTCCCAATAATGGTCAGCATTCTTAAACCAATCATATTGGTCAGTAGCCCACTTGCCTTTGTTATTCTGTACTAACTGAATTTTGTCGTGTGTATCTTTATAGTGTGTTCTTCCGTGTACTTTTACGAAATCATCATACCACATATGCGAATCTGTTGGCCCACACATTCTACATTTTAGATTGCAGAAATTTCCATAACGGATATCAAAGAAATCGATGTTCTGTTCTTCAACATCTAGTGTACCATCTTCCTGTGTAACCTCATGGATTCTCTCTTCAGTAAGTCCCCAATCTTCAGTTTCATATTCTCTTCTCGACCTAATACCGTTGACTTCTTCTTGTCTGCAACGTTCACATTCTGGATGCCATTCGCCTTTCATCATAGTCTTACGAACATCTTTCAATATAATCGCATTTCTGGCTTCATTAAAATCATCACGTCCAGCGTTATAAGGAGTACCATCTTCTTTCTTCATTATGCCACGTTGAGGTGAATACGAATTCGTATTACAGCATATTCTCAAATCTCCATTATTTCTAAGATTGATTGAGTTCCAAGGCATTGGACAAAGTGTATTTCCTTTTGATTTTGGTACGTTCTCAAAGTCTTTACTCATATTATATCCTTTACTTAAATCCCCATTCTCGTTCTTTACACCACCAACACTCTCCACAATGACCCAAGTTAGGGTCTTCTATATCGTCAAAGTAATCACAAGTAGGGTCATATTCACAACTTCTTGTAACAGGGAATAAACTGGTCATCAAATCTTCTTCTTTATACATCTTTGCAATATCTCTTTTATCTATATTTGCCCAAGGATAATATATTGTACCAGAATTAACAAACAAATCGTTATCTCCTGTTGTCTTTCTTCTTGAATCAAAGTCTAGTTCTGGAGTAAAAGAATTTGCCACATCGTCAGGTGGATTCATTGTTACTCCAATTACTAATCTTTTTATCAAATTTTGTTCTAATGCCATAATTGGCGCTTCAGCAATTGAACTCCAAGTTCCCACATCTTTGTAGTCTATATGCTGTACTATATTTATATTGTCAGTTAGTTGTATACATTTCTCTACCACTTGTGGTGCAATTATGGTATTTCTTCTACGCTTGGCATTGAATCCTTGAGAATATATATGAATAGTAGACTTAGTATGTTTCATTAGATAATACAATAGTATTGCACTATCTAATCCACCACTAACACACACTCCTATGTCGTCATCAAAGATATGCAAGTCAGTTCCAGCACAAGATATTGTCTTACTAATTGCCACTTATTTCTCCAATCAACGGAAATATCTCTGCAATAACTTTAGCACAAGCATGTGCTATTTGCATATGTTCTTTTTGTGTACCGTTGGCACCACGTAATTCAATATAGTGTACCCAACTACGAATTGTACCATTCATGTATAATCTTGTTTTGGTCAATCCTTCTGGCAATACTACACGGGCTTGTTCTTTAGCAATACCATTTTCTATAGCCCAGTTATAAACGTCTCTTGCTTGGTTTATTATTCCATGTTGTTTTCTCTGCCAATTAGTAATCAAATCTATATGTGATTGAGACGATTCTGTTGCTGGGTCATTTTCTATTTCAATAGAGTTCTGTCTATTCTTTGTGTCTTGTAAACGACATTCACGTGTGACAAATTGCTCGCCCATTTCTGATGGTTCTGCATATCGCTGACTGAATTCCTGAAATGAGAAACTACGATGTCTAACCATTTGGTGTGCAATGTCTCGGGTTGTTTCAATTTCTAAACAAGCACTAACCATTTCAAGTGGACTCCAATGTTGATGATTAATCAAGTATCTAATTAATTTTGCACTTGTATCTTTATTAATCTGATTAGATGGATTGCTTACTTTGGCACAGTATGCTATTAATTCCTGTACATCGTTTAAATCACCTTCTAGTGTTTCGACTGCTTTGCTGTATGATATTAGTTTTACTTCTGGCATATCTTATTATTCTCCATCTCTATTTAATTCATCTGCGTTAACGTGAAATCCATCGTCTTCTAATTCTCTTAATAGTCTGTCATCAAATTCACCATCCCAGTCATCACCGTCATCTGGTGTCCAATCTAGTAATGGTGCCATCTCTGGAAATACATCTCTGAAGTTCGTATCTCTTATTCCATCCATCTTGTTAATGTATTCTATAAACTCTGGCATACGCTCTCGTGACCAATCTCCACTCTCTGAGAATGATAGCATACCTCGTAATCTTTTCACACCATATGCGGCTTCTCTCCACTCATCATATGTCACGCCTTCGCCTCTTTCTCCTATTGTACATAGTTCCCAGTTTGCCTCTAGCCATTCAATGAACTTATCAAACTTAGCGTGTGTCATCTCTTTAAACCAGTTAGGAAGAACTTTAACATTCAGATGTGGTGGATGATAAACAAAGTGATAGTTAATCATACCTGCACCCAACGGCCATAAGTTAATCTTCTTAAACTTCTGTTCTAATTTCCACTTGACAAAATCTGGTAAGTAGTATATGTTGAGGGCTTGAACAGCACAAGCAACAGTGACTTCTACATTAGGTCCAGTGTTGTCTAGTAGATGAAACATCTTAACTGTGTGGTCCCATTTACTTGGGAAACGAATGTAATCGTTCATCTCACCGATACTATCTACGCTGTAATGAAAACGCACATTCTTAAACTCATCCCACAAATCAAATAATCTCTGTGGCATTTCAACACCATTTGAGTTGTATCTTAATTCAATGTTCTTGGCATATCCTGCTTTGACAACTTCTTCAAGTAAAGTATAATGTTCTTCGATGATTGTTGCTTCACCACCAGCAAAGTATAACTGTTTCATATGTGGAATTTGTTCGTATAACTGTTCCCAGAAAGCAGTATTCTTTTTATGCCAGTTATAACTAGCACCATCAATCTGCCCTTTGTTGCCCCATTGCATAGTTTCTTTAAGGGATTCATTCTCAATAGTTGGATGTAATTTAATCCAATCAGGAACCCACAACGAACTATCATGTGGTGAACACATAATACATTTCAGATTGCACTTACTACCTAGACGTAAATCTAAGTAGCGAATCTTTGGTGGTATCTCACCATCTACTGATGTTTCTTCAAGTATTTCTGTTAAGTCTACACGTCTTGCCCAATATTCTGTTTCCCAGTATCGTTTAGACATATGACCTGCATCTTCTTCTGCATAACATTTCAGACATGACGCTGGTTTTTCACCATTCAGCATTTGCTTTCTGACATTCTTCATATAGTCGTTATTCCAACTACTCATTAGGTCAGTAACATTTAGATTGGCTGGTTTGCCATCTGCTTGTTTAAGAACTCCTACCTCGCCACCATGCTCTTTATCGTTTGTTGCTCCCACGCTTGATGCGTTAGCAGTACAACATACTCGCATATGTCCATTTGGACGTGTACTCAAATGTATCCATGGCAACAGACAAAATGTGTCTGTTGGTGCTTTGGTTCTTTTGCGCCATTCTTCAGTGTTTTTATTAGTCATCTTTGCCTTGTTCTTCAAAGTCTTCCTTCATCCAGACTAAATTGTTAATATCGCCTCGTGTTAGCCCGATATCTCTTAGGTCTCTGTTTGAAAGTCTGTTGAGGTGTTTGATTGTATCTCTATGCATTTGCCATGTCATTAAGTATTTCCAGAATCTATACGGAAGTGTATAGATTTTTTTGAATAGTGTCATTTGTCGTTTTAGTTCCTAACTTTATTTACTACTGTATTTATTATTTAAATTGTGCCTTGAAGGCGTCAAATTCTTCGCCACACTTTTGGGCACATACGATTGGTTTTCCTAAATGAGTATTTGGTTTATTCCAACCATCTACTAATCTACCAGAAAAATATTCATTACCCAAAACTGATTTTATTCCGTGCTTCTTAGCATCAAAAACATCCTTGCCGCCTGATTCTTGTAATAGTTCCCATACCTGATTCTCACCGGGTTTTTGCCAAAACTTATACATGCTTCCAGCAACCCAACAACAAGGAAGTATCAATCCCTCTGCACTGAGATACATACTCTTCTCGGCTGCCACTTTACATTTTATCTTTACATTATCATAATACTTTTCTAATGAGCCATGCTTTTCTTCTAACTTGATAATATCTTTTATTGCATTATTTTGATACTTAACTTCTTTTGGCTTTTGTAATAATTGTTTTTGTGCGCCTTTGTGGTCAACTGCTTGATGTTCTTCTTTAGTTTGTTGTTTCATTGTAGAGAAAAATCTACCAGTTTTCTTTGCTATGAACTTTTCAAAGCCCATTTCTTTTGATAGTGCTTCTGCTTCTTCTACTTGATGTTCATTGTGTGCAAATATTAGATAATCCCAATGGGCTCTACCACCTGCTTCAATGAATGCCATTGCATTTTCCCATGCAATATCCCAGTTAACACCTTGTCGATACATATGATTTGTATCTCCTAGTCCATCAAATGAAAACTTAACATAGTGATTTTTGCCTAGAGAGGTTGCAAGTTCACGCCACCAATCTGGCTTTTTAGCACCTGCATTTGTATTCATACCAAGTGTCATTGTGCTATTTTGTTCTCTTAAATACTGAAATACCTCTAGTGTATCACTCGCAATGATTGGGTCGCCAAAGTTGCCACACATATAAAGTCTATCAAGTTGCTTGACAAACTCTGGTGGTAATATCTTTTGAACATCTGATACTGTCAACTCATGTAGACCAAGATTAGGATTATCTGCACCACCGTTTTGATTCCTATCACACATAGGACATCTTGCTTGGCACTTCTCTGTAATCTCTAAGTGTACTGCTTTAATATCTTCATAGTTGTATAGATTCATTATTTTCTACCTATCACCATATAACGATTATATTCTTCTAGTGCTAGTGTACCTTCATAATAGTTTTCAGACAAATTTAATCTATTAGAGAATTCTTCTAAACTTGTTACAGTATCTTCTGCGTGTTGGTGTGCTTCGTCATCATCAAAATCGTTGTTCTGCATTATTACTAGCATGCCATCTGGAATACCAGCCCACCATTTATCAAAGTTTTCTATGTGTTCACAACTTGTATTGATTACACAAGTAGCATTCATCTTAACAGGCATTGATTGTTTTGTTATGTTAAATTCAGTCACATCTGAGTATTGATAGTGGTTCACATTGAATGATTCAGTTTTATATTTCAATTCGTGGATATCTTTAACTACTGCCTTAAATTTTAATCCATCAATTGTCTTTTCTTTGTTTAATGTATCAGCAGGATTGTCAGTTGTATCATCTGAATCAAAACTTAATATATTTTCTACTTTATTTCTCTCAAACAGTATCGATGGTAGTACTCCATACCATCCAGCACATACATAAACCATATCACCCAAATCAATACCTAGGTCATTAACTGTATCACTTACCCATAGTTTACTTCTAAGTTGTCCTCTACTAAATGCATCAGTAAGTGCTTGACCTTCGAATCTCTTTATCATCTTTCCCATATTTATTGGAAGAGTATACTTTTCTTCAGTCAATTTGTGTGCTAACTTCAGTATATTAGTTTTATATATTGTCACACTCTTTAGTGTTCTAATCCATTCGTTTTCAGTATCTATTGCTTGTAACACTTTGAACAGTAGAAACATATCTGGTTCTAAACTGCTTGATACCAAATTCTTTATAGCACTTATAATTTCTTCATTTCTATTATCTAAATTAGTTATTAACTTGAATAATAGTTCTGTTTGTAGATTTACAAAATTAGAGCCACTAACTACATTTCGTAATGCATGTAATGCCTCGTTGTCGTCTGCAATAGGTTCAATAACTTTAAACAACACAAATATATTGTCTTCAGGTTTGCGTTCATATATCAGATTTTTTAAAGCACTAACTGTTTCTCTATGTTTTTTACCCAAGAGATATGATGATAAAACAAATATATCGCTTAGAACTTCAGTGTTTGCCACACGTTCAAGGCTATTGATAACTGGATATTTGTTACCATATAATATTGTTAATCTATCTACTATCTCATGCGATTGCATTCTATTTCATTCCTATCTTCATAAAATATTGTTTGTCTTCGACTTTTAATACTCCGTTGTATAGTTCATATGACATTGGATATGCCGCATTGAATTCTTTTTGAGTTTTATAAGGATGGGCTACATCACCTGTTTCTCCTACGAGAATTAACTTTCTTTGCGTGGGTATCATCTTTTTATACCAATCAGTTTCCATATTCTCTAAGTGACTTAGATTAGTATTTATTAATAGACCAGGAACTTCATTAAATCCTTCTGAAATAGAATTGTCTGGTAATAATATCTCTAATCTATTTAACTCATAGTTTATCTTAAACAAATCTTGCGATGAAGCCTTGAACTTCCAATTATCTAGGACTTCTTTTTTCATCATTTCATCAGCAAGAAACTTACATGTGCCATTGATATCTATATTTCTTATATTTTCTATTCTTAGTGGAGTATCTAATAACATTGCAGGCAATAAACCAATACCACCACCTAGTACGTATACTGTGCCTAGATACTTCTGTCCATAAACACGAATTATATTTTGAATCATCCAAGAATAAAGCATTGCATGGTGCTTATTAACGAAAGAACTCATATCTGTATTAGGATAACTGTAAATTAAATCTTTTAATCTGTCTATTATTCTGTCGTGTTCAGCAGATGCCAAAGTACAGTGAGCAAGAAATTCCATTCCTTGTCTATAATTTCCAAGTTGCTGTGCTACGTTAGTTTCTGAAAATCTATCTGCCATTATCATATAGTCGTAGTCTGACTGGACTATTGCTTTGCCTCGTTTTCTCTTAACGTATTCTATCTTTGTGTCTAATACTTTCTTTGGTGATGCCTTTTCTTTAAAGATTGCGCCACCCATTGTTTCGTATAACTCATCATTAGAAGTTATTGGACCTTTAGATTGCCGTTGTCTTCTTTTATCTCTTATAGACAATCTCTGCTTACTTGCCATCTAAGTCCTCATCTAACTCTTGTTCTTTATCCCAAGACTGCATAATCTGAAGTATTTCCCATAACTTCCAATCTATGGCTCCTAGAACTTCCATTAACTTGGCATCTGAAGAGTGTAGTTCTTTTACTTTTGCTTCAGATATCTCTATATCTATGTCTTTCAGTTTACTTTTATCCATTTGTATTCTCCTCAAACATGGCTTTTAACCAATCGTAATCATTAATCTTACTTAATGCATCATCATCGCCGGCGTGTTTTGTTCCATATTCTCTTCCTGCATTAGCACCCGCTATTGCGTATTCTCCGAACTCTGCATCATTATTTACAGTACACCATATTTCTAAACGCTCATCAGTTTCACCTTGTTTAGACCTATGAATAACACTTGAAGACAACTTTGTACACTCTCTAAACGCTGACTTCCAAGTATCATATGGGTTAGTATTAAATGCTGTGTAGTTCGCTGTAGCAGGCATTGGCTTGAACTTATCAGAGATTGAAGTCGTAAAGTCAACTCGCCATTCTTTAGCATCACGCAATAACTGTGTTGGAAATAATTTCAATCCACCAAAACCATAAACTAACCCATTGATAGGGTTCTTAGATTTCCACACATGAACTGTGTCTTCATCCCAGACTGTTGGAAAATACTCAAACTTAAAATCATCTAATAGAATTGCATCAGCATCAATTACATAAAACATTCTAGTGTCTGCTATCTCTGATGCTCTTTGATGTGCATTGAAAATACCTTTCACACCATGAACTCTCTTAGCATTAGGAACCTTCTCTAACAACTTGGCATAGTTTGCATCTGCTTCTGGTTCTCTATAACTTAGCATAATAACATCGTAGGGAATGTCTCGTGTTTTAATTGTCTCTGACTTGATTGGTTTCTTATTCTTAAACTTCATCTTTCTTATTTTGTCAGAGTCTGGTTTAATAGACTTGATTGCTTCTGCTGGAATTAGTTTTAATCCACCATACTGATGAATAAATCCAGTGCCAGGATTTATCTTGGGCCATACGTGAAAGTGAGACTTATGGTGTCTATCAATATACAATGACCTATCGAAGTCTGTTAACACATCTACATCATTGTCAATTGCCCAGAAATATCCAGTATCTGTTAGCCTTGCGGCCTCTTGGTACGTATCTTCTAATGAACCCGATAACACCGTTACTGTTTTATCTTTTATATACTTTTTTGTATTACTCTCATACATACCTTCATCGAAATAGAATACCGGATGTGCGATTACCCTAGATGCAACTTCATCTACTCTGACAATATTCTTAAATCTATCGAAAGAGAAGTCCTCTTCAGATGGATTAAATGATGCAAGATGCGGACGATTAACTAGATATACACCAGATTCTTCTCCGCCTTCAGATTTGAAAGCGAACACATTATTAATTGAAAATATGTCTGGATAGAAATCAAAGTCAAATGTATCTACAAGTTGAACCACTGTATCAATTGCCCAATAGAATGTTTCTCTACTTGCTCTTTTATAAGCAGTATATGTGTCTCGGGTATAATACTTTTTGATGTTAGACTTTTCGGGTATACGAGATACAAATTCATCATGGAATATAATATTATCTTTATGATAATCTAAATTACTTAAGACTACACCACCATAACCTAAGTCTTTTTCGCCATCACGTCCAGAAAACTTCCACATATGTGTAGGTCCAGTTTCATATAAATCTGGATAGAAATCTTTAGTGATTGATGAGGTCTCTTCTAAATCTGGATTAATCATCCAAAAGTTTTTACCACTTGCCTTAGAAATTGCCTCTTCAACTGTTCTAGCACTTATCTTTTCTATCTCTGGAATTGAACCACAAACCTGATGTACATCTTTCATCTTTTCTTTTGTAGCATTATTGCTTGGTACTAATCTTACACCATTTCTAATAACTTTTCCACTAGAAAGTTTTACATCAAAGTTATGAATATAATCTCGGTCATAACTCATTGGATAGAATCCATTTGTAGTAAAGTCTTCTACATCCTCATGTACTAACCAATACATATCAGAATCACATTCATGGTCGAATGTATGTAAATCGTTTGTTACTTTTACTTCAAATTCTAAATCTGAAGAAGCCGGTTCTTTTTCATAGATTGCATTTTTTCTAAAATTAAATATGTCATATTCTTTTTGAGAAAACAACTTTCCTTTAGTAGGAAATAATCCTACTCCATGATATTCTCTACCTAGTTTAGTTTCGGGATTCTCTTTTTGCCAGAGTACAATTTTCTGTGCTGTAGATTGTAAATTCATAGCAAGGGAATAATCAAACTTGAAGTCTTCGTAGATAGTTGTGTTTGGCATTACTAGATAGTAGTAATCAGTTTTAGTAATCTCTCTACATTTTTCATGTACTTCTACACTTGTTTCACCTGTTACTTCAGTAATGCGTTTACCATACTTTTCTTTTAGTTTTTCTGCTTCTTTTTTACCATAACTCTTATTCCACAAAAATATCTCATAGTATGATTTTGTTGGGTCATACACAGGAAGTTTACCTTCATGTATTTTGTGTTCGCCTGTTAAATAATATGCATCACTTACAAAACCCTTTTCTTTGTTTTTTACATCTGCTGTTTTGAACAGTTTAACACCAACTACACTTCTAAAAACATTTCGGTCTTTACAGTTCCATAGGTGAGTGATATTTTCATCAAAGTCATCAGTTTCATAATCAAAGTTAAAGTCATCTGGAACTTTTACATCAGCATCGACAATCCAAAAATGTTTCGTATTAGAAATAGTTGCAATTTTTGATATTGCTTGTTCTAACTTAGGGTCACTCCAGTCTTCGAGGTTAATCTTAACCATACGAAAACTAGGATACTTTTCCTGTACTTTTTCAAATCGTTCTTGTGTTTCTATATCAGACTTATAGGTTAGATAATATCCATCATATGCCATTTATGCCAGCCTTATTAAATTTGCAGTAATATTGTATATATTATAGCATGTTTTTAGTCAGATGTAAAGACTTTTACACCATAATATTGAGAAAATTCAATAGCATCCTTCTCGTCATTTACTATTGGTTTCCCTTTTATATTTAGTGAGGTGTTAACTAGCATTGGGCAGCCAGTCTCTTCTTTGAAACTGGACAATAACACATATAAATCTGGATGTTGTAGTTGATTGACTGTTTGCACTCTACTAGTGCCATCTACGTGGACAATTGCTGGAAACTCTGATGGGAACTTACATTTTGCGACAAATTGCATGTATGGAGACTGTGTTACATTCTCAGGCATTTCAAAGTATTCATGTACATCTTCTTCTAAAATCATTGGAGCGAATGGTCTAAACTTCTGTCTGCGTTTAATCTCATTCATCTTATCTTTAATTAACGGACCTCTTGGGTCTGCTGTGAGTGTGCGATTACCTAACGCTCTAGGACCAAACTCAGCACGACCATTAGCAATACCAATAATCTCTCCATCAAGTAATGCTTTCAGAGATTTCTCTACAGGATATTCGCCCTCTATATTATGACCAAGATATGGTGTTTTCCAGTTAAGATTCCAATCTTCTCTATTATATTTTTGTGCAACTCCTATTGAACTACCAGCATCACCAGGATTAGGCATAATCCATACATTATCAAATCCATAGTTTGAAGTTATCATACTATTTGCTTTACAATTTAAAGCACATCCGCCCATCATAACAAGGTTAGAAGTGAATGAAACCTTTTCATGTGCAAGTTTAATTACTCTGTCTAACATAATCTCATAGACTTCTTGTGTTGCGGCTGCCAAGTCAAACATATCTTGTTCAGTAGTTAAGTCTGGAAAAATCCAATCACACCCTCGGTGTAAGTTGATGCCAAATGTATGTAATTTGTGATTGTGGGTTGTTATACGCAACTCTTTCATAAGTTCAGTCGTTAGCGTTGAACTTCGATACTTTCTATCAGCACCTCCATAGGCTGCCATTCCCATAAGAATGTATTCATCTTCTTGTGCTTTAAGTCCTAGTCTCTGTGTCATCGCACTATAGAATAATCCAAAACTATGTGGATATCCCTGTGAGTAAACCCTAGATAATTGACCGCCAGAACCTTGCCAGATTGTTAATGTTTCCCATTCTCCAATACTGTCGATTACTACTACCGCGGCATTTACAAATCCACTTGTATGGTATCCACTAGAGGCATGTGTATAGTGATGGTCTTGATATTCTATTGGAATGCCTTTTAACTCTGGAAACTGTTTCAAGTATTTTGATGGGAGTTCACTCATGTCAAATGCAGTAGAGTATTGACCCGCCCAGAGTTGTCTTGCTTTCTTTAGAAATGGATTTTCATACCAAGCAATAACATCTGGTGTACCATATTTAAATGCATCTTCAAGTATTTCTGAGTTAAGAAGAGGGTCATTCTTAATTTTAGAATAACGTTCTGAATGGGCCGCAAATAAGATTTCACTACCCTTAATCAGACTGACTGAAGCGTCATGGTTTAACGCACCACCTATTCCTAGAACTGTCTTGTGGTTATTTGTATATGAATGGGTCACGTTTTTTCAATTCCGCTAAACGTTTCTTCATTGCACGTTGCTCTTTATACCATGTCCATGGATAAGTCATTAGTTCCCATATTCTTTTAAGTATCTTTTTCATAAGGTTATTTATTCTCTTTAAGTTTAGACATTATTATCTTTGATATCATTGTATGATATTTTGCTGGATAATGACAATCATCTCTTGCATTTTCTTTTTCATTACCATCTTCATCATATCTAGTTTTGTTAAATTCTTCTACCCAATCATACTCTTTCATGTATTCAGATACAAATCCACCTGTTGGAATCTCAGTAAATTTAAAGTTTAAAATTTCAGAAAGACTATTAATATTTCCTAATGATATTTGTTTTTTATACTCAAAAAAGTTATCACCCGACATGAGTAAATTTTTGTAAGCCTGCATATTATATTCACTTTGAAAAGATTCAATTAAAGAAGCATCTTCTACCATTCCTGGTAAGCATCTAAATATCCATCCATCATCATTGACAAGCATAATTCTGTGAATATCTGGAGTATAAGAAAAAACGTAAGCAGGATTTAATTTTTTAAAATATGGAGTTAAATGAAGATAAAAATCTGGACCAACTCCAGAAGAACCTAAATTTATGTAATTGTATGTTGTTCTTTGCCATTCTTCTGTCATTTTATGAACTTTATACGCCCATGTCTCTTCTTCAGGAAGACCAACACCGAAGGTATGACTACATCCTAAATATATTATTGATTTCTTACTAAAGTCCATAGTTTCAAAATCATCACATCTAAATCCATTCTTGTTTACATCATAATAAAAATCATATGGTTTGTATGTGTGGTCGTGTTGCTTATTTTTTCTTCTCTCTTTTTTAGTTCTGAAATAATTCTCTTCATTATCAGATGAATGCCATTGATAACTATCACTTCTGTTCTTAGATAATTTTGGATTTACTGAGCCAAGCACAGGGTCCCTCGGTGAAGAATGCTCAGATGCATATAACATATTATGTGGATATTCAGCAGTTAAGTCAAAAGGAATACCATTTTTAACTGGATAAGTTGTATTATATCCTGGCGTCAGTTTTAAAATGCCCTTATCCATTTCCTTTTCTTGTCCTTATTATGTCCTTAAATAATATATCAGCCCAATCAGTATGTGCTTGTTCGTCTGGATGCATATATCTTTCATCGCCTTCAGTCGGAAAGAATAATTCTTTCTCATACATATAAGTAAAGAATGTTTGGTCTTCATAGATGCGTGTCATATCTAATTGTGAGAATACATCTTTCATATCTGCCTGTTCACACAACTGCGTAAAGTTTGTTGCTTCAAGTAAGTTTGGTGTTAAGTTAAGGCTATTGAATATAATATATTCTAAATCATTAGCAACACAAAAGTTTTGTAATGTTAATACTTGAATAAGATAATTGTGAAAGTCATAAACAGGTGACCAGAAATGTTTCATATACAATTGATTGAATTTATCTAAGTCAGTATTTGTTTCTTCATTCAGTCTAATATTACCATGATATTCATGTGATGGTATATTATGAATTAAAACATTATCTTTTTCAATGAAGTGTTCTCTGCGATTTGGTGCAGTTAATCCGATTGCTACAAATGGTTTCTTTCCATTTGCAATCAACTCTGAAACATTTGTAATTGTTTGTCTAACAATGTATTGGTTGCTTATTCCACGTTCTGCATCAGTTTGAACACCTTCCTTACTAATGCCTAACTTCTCTGCTAGTTTAAATGGCCATGCTGTGTCTTTAAGTGCTAGACCTGTGCCGTACGTAAAACTACATCCATTTGCGTATAACATTTTTAGTCCTTCTTCATAGTGAATGATTCGCCACATCCACAAGTGTCACCTGCTAGTGGGTTTTCAAATTGAAAGCCAGAGTTTATACCCTCTTGTTTATAATCCAACTGTGTGCCATCAATCATTATTAATGATTTTGTGTCAACGATAATTGTTACTCCTTTGTCTTCGAATACATTATCGCCTTCATCTATTTGGTCTGCAAACTCTATGCCGTATGCGAAACCTGAACAGCCGGTTGTAGTTACTTTTACTCTAATG